AAAAGAAATGGTTCTTAGTCTTTCTGTAGGTACAGAAGAAACAAAACAAGAATATGTAAAAGAACTTAACGAGGATTTAAAGTTAATAAGTACTGCACCTACAGAAGAATTAAAAAACTACTACATTCAACAATATAATCTTAAAGTAGAAGGATTACAAAAATTAAATAAATAATGCCAATATTAGAAGACATAGCAAAACAAGCTGCCGAAAGTCCTCAAAATGTTGAGAACAATAAAAACACTACTGATAATTCTGTTTATACACCTAATTACGGTTTAGTTTCTCAAATTGACTTAAAAGGTAAATTTCCAGAATTAATTGGAAAATCAATTACAGACGAAAGTAGTAATCCTAATGAAGTTCTATTCGACCCTACTGGTGGTTATGCTACTGAAAATTTAAAAGCAAGACAACAAAATATTCTTGAATTGTTAGGTAATACTGCTGTTCAAATTAGTGCAGAAGTTGTTAGTGGTATACCTAGTGCTATTGGTGCTTTATTAGAACTTCCTTCTCTTTTACAAGGTGAGTCTGATTTTGATAATTGGTTTTTAGAAGCTGGAGAAGATATAAAAGAATGGTCAAGAGAAAGTAATCCTATATATAGAAAAAACAGAACAGCAACTTTTAATATGACTGATACAGCTTGGTGGGCAGAAGGTAGTGTTAGTGCTATAGGTAGTACTTTAAGTCTTATGATTCCTGGTGGTCTTGGTGCTAAAGGTCTTAGTATTTTAGGGGCTAAAGCTTTTACTTCTACTTTAGGTAAAGTAGCTAGATTTTCAAATGCAGCTGAAAAATACGGTAAAATAACTGATGAGGTTGCACGTGCTGTTTATATGGGTAGTATTATGCGTAATACTGAAAACTTTATGGAAGGTTATCAAGTTAAGAAAACTTTTCAACTTGAAAAAGCAAATGATTTTTTTAATATTGATGCTAAAGATAAAGACGGTAATAGCAGTTACGTAACTGATAATGAGATAGAAGAAATAAAACAAAAAAACAACTTAGATAAAGACGCAACTAGACAACAAGTATTAGAATTTTTAGGTAATAAATCTGCTGCTCATAGTTATAAAGTTAATAGTGTTAATTTCTTATTTGATATAGTTCAAAGTTACGGTATATTAAAAGGTGTTAAAAATGTAGGTAGATTATCTACTAAAGCTGCTAGTGTTGAAGCTCAACAACTTACAGGTAAAGCATTTACCAAAGCAGGTAGATGGGGATATAGAGGTAAAACTTTAGGATACAACATACTTACACAAGGACTTGGAGAAGGAGTAGAAGAACTTATCAACCATATTGGAACAGAAGAAGGTCTTCATTATGGTAATAAACTTTTAAAAGGAGGAGAAGATAAAGGATTTATAGGAACATATACAGATCCTAATAATGGTTTTAGTGGTAGAGTTTCTGAATATTTACAAGATCCTCATGCTTGGGAAGCTGCTTTTTGGGGTGTAATAGGTGGCAGTATTATGCCTGGTTTAATGAGTGAATCTGGTAAACTATATAATAAAGCTAGAGGTAATCCTAATGTAGATGTTAGACTTACAGAAATAACTGCAAGAGAAACTGAAATGATGAAAAATAACGGAATGCTTGCTAAGTTAAATCAAGGTATTAATCCTTATACTGGAGAAACTCTAAAAGATAGTGAGGAGGAAATAGAAGATCAAAAAAACGAAATAGCTGAACAATTAAATTATCAACTCGCAATTCAACTTGCTAATAACGCTAGAAGAGCTGAAAACACTAAAGGACTTACTAGTTTTTTAAATAGCGAACATGTTCAAAAAACAATGGAAAAAAACGGTGTAACTGCTGAACAATTTTCTAATGTTAAAAAAGAAACAGAAAATATGTTAGGTAGTATTGATAATATATCTAATTATTTTAAATCTAGTAACGAACATATTAGTAGTATATTAACTACTAAAGCTATAAATTCTCAAACTCAATCTAAATTTTATAACAATATAGCTGAAAAATCTAGACAAAGATTTGAAAATAAAAAAAATAAAGATGATTATTACAATAATTTAACAGAAGAAGAAAAATTCGAATATGATTATATTTCTGAATATCAAAGCAATAATAATACTATAATAGATTTACAAAATCATTTAAAAAAAGAAGAAGAACGTAAAGGCAGTAAAAGTATAGCAAATAAAACATTTAATAATAATGTTAAAAAAAGTATAGAAGAATTACAAGCTAAAAATAAAGAACTAGAAGAAACATATAAAGAAAGTCTTGATCCTAATCTTGTAAAAAATGTTTCAAAATCTAAAGCAATTAGAGATTTACATAGAGCTAAAGTGTATGAAGAACTTACCAAAGCTGAAAAAGTTAGAACAAAGTCTATATATGATAATGTATCTCAAATTACAAAAGAAGTACAAAACGAAATAAAAGAAATCGTATTAGAAACACAAGATGAAGCTAATGAAAATGCTCAAATAGCTTTAAATGATATTGATGAAAATACTGAAAATTATTCTGATAAAATTAAAGAAATAAAGAAAAAGTTTAAAGAAACTAATCCTAAAGATACTTCTATTGATTTTGCTGGTAAAATTAAAGAACTTGACCAAATAAATAAAAAAGCAAAACTTGTAGCGATAGAAAAAGAAGACGTAGAAACAGAACAAAAAAATTCTTTAGAAAGCGTTAAAGAATCTATAACAGAAGAGACAGGTATAGAGTTACCTAAAGATTTATTTATGGATAATTTCCAAGATACAAATAAAACTATAGAAACTACTGAAAAAATCATTAAAATACTTCAAACAAAAGAACAAACTCCAGAAATAGTAGAAAAGTTAAAAATAGTTTCAAATGCGTTAGAGGTTTATAAGACTAAACAGTTAAATAAAATAAATTATAATGTAGAAAACAATGATAGTGCTGAAAGTTCTAATCAAGTTAATATATATCTATCTTCTGTAGCTGAAGCAAATAATAAAAGAAAAGACGGTAATATAGTTATAAGTGATCTTAATACGGCTGTAACTTTAGGACAACTAACTAATAATTTAATTAACGGAGAAAAGCTTATCATAAGTTACGCTACTAAAGAATCTGATTTTCCTAATAGAAAGTCTTATGAAGAACATAAAAAAGATATAGGAGATAAAAACAATGCTCCTATTGTTTTACGAAGTAGAAGTGGACAACTTATAGGACATATAAATTCTCTTAGATATTTAATACAAGAAGGTAATTTAACTAATAAAATATTACAATTAAATCCTATTGAAATAGTAGAATTAGCTACATTACTTGACACTTATTTAAAAGAAAGCACTGATATAAATAAAAGTAATCTTATTAATTCTAAATCATTTGCAAAAGCTACTGGCATAACTAAAGAACAAAGTGAAGTAGCAGAAGAAAGAACAAATAAAGCAATTAATCATATTACTAATCTTGTTTTATTTACTAAAAGCAAAACAAACGAAAATACTTTTGAAGCTAAAGAAATTATTGACAGTTTAAAAATTTGGCAAAATAAAATAAAAAGAGATTACAGAAATAATAAAAAAATTAGAAACAACATTAAAGAAGGTAATCAAACGATAGAAATAGGACATATAAGCTCTGGGTCTATTGTTAGTCTTAAAGATAACAATGGAAAAAATATTTATAAACCTTTAAAAGAAACTATTGTTCAAGATAATATTAAAATTACTTTTACTAGACCTAACGACAAGACTACTTTAGTTACATTAGACAAAGACGTTAAACTTATAACAAAAGAAGAAGAATACAAAGAAGACTTTTATACTTTATTAGAAAGTAAAGGTAATTACATTCCTGTGCCTATTTTTAGAACATATCTTAATCAATCTAAAAACAAAGAAATGTATGAATATGTTAAAACTAATTTATACAACATAATTAGTATTCTTGATAAAGGAGAACCTATGAACTCTCAAACATATTTAGATGCTATTGCAAAACTAAGAAACGTAGTTTATGTAGAACAAAGAGAAAACGGTAAAGGTTTTAATAAAGGTAAAAAAAATCAAGAAACTGGAATAACTTCTAAAGCTAGATTTGAATTTCAAACAGAAAAAAACGGTAAAATATATTTTAATATAGATAAAAACGGTAAGTTAAGAGTTAAAGTAGAAGGTAAAAATTCCTCTATGGAAGCTGCTGATATTGACGAAGCTATAGGTCAAATGAAAAGACATGCTGATTTTAGATTGCTAGAAAAAAATGATCCTTTTGTAGATGTTAGAACAGGTAAAGCTTATAAATCTTATAAAGATTTTCTTGTAGATACAGATGTTTTTCAATCTAATATAGGTAAAGTTATATTTAAAAATGGAGAAAATACTGCCGAAATATCTAATTTTACTGCTTCTAATAAAAATAATGGATATGGATTACCTTTAATATTAAATCTAAATGCTGATACTTTAGAAAGTGAAACAAGTGAAACAAGTGAAACAAATACTAACAAAGCTGATACAACGGAAAGTATCTCTTCTATAGGCAGAATTAACAGTGTCAAGGAATTAACAGACTTGTTAAAAGAAAAATATTCTGTAGTTGCTAATTTAATAAATAATAACTATGTTTCTATTAATCCCGAAATAATAGACAGTAGTACGTTACCTGAAAGTATACAAACTGCTTTTGGTATTCATAAAGATGGTGTAATTTCTTTTACTGATAATATAAATAATAAAAGACTTGAAAATGGTTTTTTAGATTTTAACGATATTACTGCAACAGTTGTTCATGAAGTTATTCATAGTGTTATAGCTAATCTTACACCTAACGGAAAAACAGAATTATACCAAAATTTAAACACATTTTATACAGAGTTAAACCAGCATATAAGTAATAATAAAGTTGTAGTTCCTGCTAGAGTACAAAACTTATTATCTTTTATAGATAAAGAAATAAAAAAGGACTCAAATAACATAGAAGAATTAGTTACTTACGCTTTTACTAAAGATTATCTTGCTAAATTTTTAAATGATTTAACTATTGATAGAACTTCTAAAACTAAATCAAATACTTTTTTTGGTAAATTAAAAGAAATAATATTAGGATTATTAGAAAATACAGGATTTACACAATTAGATAAGTTAAACAAAGTAATAGATGATACACTTTTCGGAAAAACAAAATTAGAAGAAGTTAAAGAAACTAATAGTAAAGAAAAAATTGATACCGAACAAAAAAAACAAAACAAACAAAAAGTTGATGAAAATAACACAACTAAAACAATAAAAAAAGAAACAATTGATGATGATATAGAAGATATTGATATTGATGTTGTTTTTAATGATAATTTTCAAGATCAAGATTTTCCTTCTAATCAAAGACCACAAAGATACGTTCAAACTATTAAACAACAAATTAGAAACGAATTAATAAGCAAAAATCTCATTGATAAGTACCACGTTTTTAGTATATTTGACGATAACGGAAATTCTAATTTAGATAAGATAAATAAAATTGTAAATACATATAGAACTGCTGCTTTTAAAGCGGGTAAAACTTTACCTGTTGATATATATGAATTTGACGATAATTATATTAATGATTGGGGTACTAAAGGTAAGATTAATTTTAACCCAGAATTAGCAAATGTAAGATTTGATTCTTTTGTAGAAAATAAAGGTAGAGAACTTAAAAAATATTGTAAATAATGAGTAAATGTCCAAATAAAAATCATCCTGCATTTATTGATGCAGCTAATGTATTAGGTGAAAATGTAACTTATTCTTTGTATGAAGCTTCTAATGACACATTAGTAGATGAACATCCTTTGTATGAAGAGTTTGTAAATGCTTATGGGATAGAAAATGGTATTAAGAAAATTGCTGATAGAGTACTTAATCAAGGCAAAGTAAATTATACTTTAAAATCTATAAATTTATTATCTTCTGATAAAGCTATACAAGTATTTGAAAAAGGGGAAAAAAATAATTGGAGTTTAGATAAAATTCTTACAGAACTTCAAATACCTAAAGAGCAAAAGCAAATTATTCTTGATAAATATAAAAATAATAATATATTAAATCAATTAATTTTTCAAGATGGAACTTTAAATTCAAATAAGTTATTAGAAAAATTTGTAGATGATTCTTTTGCAGGTAAATTAATAGATTTGTTAAATAAAAAAGGATTATTTAAAAATATTTCTGAAATTAAATTAAAAGAAAATAATAGTAGTGCATTAGGTTATTATACACCAGAAGGTTATTTAGAAGTTGATGCCCCTGTATCTCATCAACAAAGAACAGTTTTACACGAAGCTTTACATTCTGTAACAAATATTAAAATTGAAGAATACTTTAAATTATTTCCTAATAAAAATATAGGAAACAATATTTATACAGAAGTACCTAGTTATGGAAATATCAACTTAACTAAACAAGATATAAATAATTTAGATTCTTTAGTATCTATATTTCAAAAAGTTTTAGATTCTAATTTAAAATTTAATGAAGATCCAAATATAGCTATAAGTAATAACAATTACGGTTTAGACAACTTACATGAATTTTTATCAGAAGCGTTAAGTAATCCGTATTTTGTAGAACAATTAAAAACACTACCTTCTATTAATAATAAAAGGTCTAATTTATTTAAAGATTTTATAGAAAATATTTTATCTTTTTTAAATATAAATAAAAATATATCTATTTATGATGATATTGTGAATAATTTTGAAGATTTATTTTTAACTAAAAAAACAACCAAAAATAATTCTAAAACTAACCTAAGAGAAGATATTATTACATCTTTATTAGCTGAGAATGCTGTAGTTACAGATGTTACTAACATTCAATATTCTGAAAATAAAACTTCTTATATTAATTCTAAATTAGAAAATACTGGCAGTAACCTAAGAGAAAAAGATGTAGAAACACCAAAACAAAAATCTTTAACACCAGAGCAAAATAAATCTATAGAAAATTTAAAATCTATAGAACCTGCTTATGCTGATTATAGTAATGAACAGATACAATCTTTTATAGAAAGTAAGATACCTGATAGTCAAGCTAAGCAAGTTTTGTTTCATGGAGGTACTTTAATAAAAGACGAAAAATTTAAAGATAATTATACAGGGTCAAAAGGAATATACTTTACAGGAAGTAAAAAAAGAGCAGAAAGTTATATTAAAGCAAAAGGTAGTACGGAATATAGTAACAATAGTAAAATATATGCTACTTTACTAGATATTAAATCTCCTTTAAATAAAAAAGTATGGAGTAAATGGAAATTTAATGCAGACACTATTAACGACAAAGAATTTAAACAAATACAAGATAATAATGCAGATAGTATTATAGATAAAGATTTTTTTAGTAAAATAGGTTTAACTAATTACAATACGCAATATATAGTATTTGAACCTTCTCAAATAACAATATTAAACTCTCCAGAAACAATACAAGAGTTTAAGGAGTTTATTAATGCTAAAAGTGAAAAAAATCAAAATAAAAAAATATTACTTGATAATTTTGATGAAAATAATAAAACTAATCAAGACAAAGTAAATTACACTTTAAAATCTATAAATTTATTATCTTCTGATAAAGCTATAGAAATATTTGAAAAAGGAGAAAAAAACAATTGGAGTTTAGATAAAATTCTTACAGAACTTCAAATACCTAAAGAGCAAAAGCAAATTATATTAGATAAATATAAAGATAAAATAGCAGGTAAAAAATTATCTATAGTAGCAGAAAGAAGAAAATTAGCAACTGATAAAGATTTAGAAAATTCCCAACTTATTAAAGATATAAGAGTAGATAAATCTCAACCTAAAGAATTAAAACCTAATGGATATGATAATAATTTAGCAGCAATTATGCTCTATGGTATGAAAATGTCTGAATTAGAAGATAAAGGATTACCTGAAGAAATGCAAGAAGCTAATGTGTTAGCTTATAGAATATTAAATAATTTCATGTTTAATATTAATGAAATAACGGAATTTATGGACGTTATGACACCTCAATATGCAAATGTTTTAACTACTAATGAAAATCCAGTTAAAGAATTTTTTGAAAATGATGTGTTTGAAGAAAGTGATAAAATTAATCTTAACCTAAGAGAAGATATTATTACATCTTTATTAGCTGATAATAGTTTTGTGGTTGAAGTTAATGTTGCTAAAGAAAATGATAAATTAGGAAAACAACCTCATCCTATGGAGGGTGAACGATCTTTTACAGTAAATGGAGATATATACACTTTAAATAGTGATGTAGAACCAGATGGCGAAGGAGGTATAAGTAATTTTACTACTGCTTATAAAAATGATAAAGAAATAACAATTGAAGAATATTTAAAAGGTAAAAAATTAGCAAGTGATAAAGGAATTAACACATCTTATTACTCTAATCTAACAGTTCCAGGTGGTACTAATTATACAGAAAACGAAATATCTACACCTGATATTATACCTAATATTAAAGGTCATGCACAGTTTAGTACTAATAATGGTATAGGATGGTTTAGAAGTGATGATAAATCTAGTATAATTACAAAAGAAATAGAAACTACTGAAAAATATGACCCTGAATATGATGAACAAGGTTTTTACTCTAAAACCCAAAAAGAAGAAATCACTAGCTTTTTTGTTGAATATAAAGAAGCTAAAGAAAAAGGTGTTTATATTAAAAGTGAGAACGGTTATAAATTAGGAGATTTTTTATATAAAGAATTTGACTTAGCTTTTGAAGGTATAAAATATGTAAAATATTTATACAAAGGAGAGTTAAAAGATACTAAAATCCGTAGAATACTAGAAGTACAATCTGATTTATTTCAGAAAGGCAGAGATAAAAAAGATTTAATAAGTAACATAGAAGATGAAACTTTTAGAAAATTAGCTGATAATCAATTTTTACAATTATTAAACAAAAAAGGTAATTGGGTTAATTTCTTTATACAATCTATAGTACAAGATAGTGTTAAAAAGGGTTATAAAAAAGTATTATTTCCTACAGGAGAAACTGCTGCTAAAGTAGAAGGTCATGAAACTATTGCTGAAGAATTACTTAAGCTAGAAAATGAAATTATAAATAAAAAGCAAAGGTTAAAAGAAATAGGAAATAAAACCACAGAATACATAATAGCAGACCCTTTTGAAGGAGAGGAAGTTTATAATAACAAAGAAGAAGCTGAAAAAGTAGCTAAACGTAAGGGTTTAAAAGTTCATATAGGTAGTGTAATTGATAATAACTTAGAAGAGGAATTAGAAATACTAGAAAAAAATAAAAACAATCTTAAAACTCAAGGTATAGAAAAACTTAAACCTGTTGAAGCTTTTTATACTAATAGAGTTACTAACATTCTTAATAAATTATATGATGTAACTCAAATTACTGATGAACATAGTAATACTTGGAATGAAGTAGATATTACTAAAAAAGAAAATCAAAGTAATGATATTTTTCTTGATAATTTTGATGATTCTCCTATTAAACCTGAAATCAAATTACATAATATGGAAGGTTATCTTGCTAATAATATATCTTTTAATTCTGATAGTATTAATTTAAACGCAATTGAAAGTTTAGAGGTTAAAAACGTAACAGCTTTTATTGTAGCTCAAGTTAATACTTATTTAGAAAAAAATAAACTAAAAATTTCAGATGAAAAACTCAAAGAACAAGTAATAAAAATTATAAAGAGCAAACTTAATGTAGATAATTTTACAGCCGAACAAAGAAACTTCGTAGAAAACAAATGGATAGCTGGACTTGAAAGAGATAATTCTTATTTATGGGGACAAATTAAAAATATAAGTAATAGTAAATACGGTAAAGTTCTTACCGAATTTAACGAAGAATTTGCTTTAGACGTTAATACTAAAGATTTTGATGATAGTAAAAGATTTAAAGAAAGTACTTTAAAAGGAGAACAAGATTTAAAAAACAAAATAAATCAAATAATTAAAACACCAAAAGAACAAAGTTACTCTGGTTTTGATGTTTATTTTGATTTTCGTCAAATTGCTGGAAAATTACATAGACATTTACAAAATACTAATAATAAAAATTTTATAAATAACTTTAGTGATCTTATTTTAATAGATAAAAGTTATGAAAAAATATTAAATAAAGTTAATGAAGATGAAAATTTTAAAATAAAGTTAGCTAATTTTACAAATGTAGAATATATACAACCTAATCTTGATATAATTACTGTAAATTCAAAAGGAATTACAAGTTACAAAACAGAAGATGAAACAAAAGGACAACAACCTGGAATTAAACTTGCTAATAGTTGGATAAATGAATATAAAAAAATAGTAACTATCCGTGATTTACAAAAAGAAAATTTTTTAGACGAAATAACTGACATAGAAAAAGAATTTAAACAACATTTAATAGCAGAAGATTATAATAATGCTGCTAAAACTTTAGTAGAACTTTTTGCAAATATTAATATAAATATAACTAAAAATGATTTATCTAAATTTATAAAAATAAATCCTGAATTAATAATATCTGAATATTTATCACAACAATTTGATACTTATAAAGCATTTAAAGACTACGCTATTTCTTATGAAGGTGGCGATACAAAAACTACTTATCCAAATATAAATAAATTATTTAGTCCTTTAAATAATTTTGCTGTTGATATGAGTATTGTAAGTTCTGAAGAAAAAGAATTAAGATACGCAGATGTTAATCAAAATATGTCTAGTGCTGTTGTTTCTAACTACCATTTAAGAAGATTTTTTAATACACTTAAAGGAGATAATGGTAAAGCTTTTCTTGTTGAATCGTTACTTGAAAAAGGTATACAACATTCTAATTGGTTAATTAGTGGTAAAATAATTATACCTCAATCAGACAAAACAGAAATCATATTTGATAGTAATGGTATACCTGTAATTTTTGATATAAATAAAGAAGTTGTAAATATTATGATAGACCAACCACTTGCAGGTTCTGTTAATAAATTTACTAGACAAGGTAAAACGTATGAAGATTTCGTAGAAAAAGATTCTATGATATTGCAATTTGTAAAATACGTAACGAATAAAGAAAAACTAACTACTAAAACTACTGGTATGAGTATTATAAATATGAATACTCCGTCAGAAGGTAAAGGTTTTGATTTAACTGTTCCTATAACAACTGTTATACCAAATATGGTAAACGAATTAGAACGAATTGAAAAAATAAACCAACCTAAAGTAGTTAAAAAAATAGACCAAAGAGGTCTGCCTATAGAAAGAATATTTTCTATAGATGAACAAAAAGAAGCTGCCTTAAAGTACTTATTTATAGAGACTGAAACAATAGATAATAAAGTTGTAGAAAAAAGAAATAGTCCTATACTACAAGCTTTTATGAATATAGCTTTACAAGAAATAGAAAGAATACAAGAAGCTAATGAAGATTTTGGAGATATACTTGATGGAAAAACTACAGATAGAACTCTTGATATTCCTAAAATGCAAATGTTTTATGATTATAAAACAAAAACCACAGTTAAAAAAGACGGAACTAAAATAACTACTTTAATAAAAGGTAATAAATTTAAATTTAATACTTTATCTTATCTAAATGATTTTTTAATTAAAGAAGACGTAGATATAAATAAACTAACTAAACAAGACATTATAATAAATGGTGTTTACACTAAGTTAGGTAAAATGTTAAGATACGAAATAATTAAAAATATAGCTAACAAAAGTTTAAACGCTAGTAAACAATATACAAAACTATATCCTGAATTAAAAAGTTTAAACAAGAATATTGATATTTTTAAAAACGATGCTGCTGAATTTGTTTTAAATTACGAAATTACTCAAAATGAATTAAGTAATTTTGTTACAGGTAAATTAGGAGAATTTAAGTCTGGTGTAGATTTTATTAAAAGAAACAAAAAAACAACTACATTAGGTAAACCTCAAAACGTAGAAAACGAAAACGAACATTATGTTAGTTTGAATTTAAAAGACATAATAGTTGTTAGTCCTAATTTTAATATTCCTATAGAAATTACAGATGCACAATCGGTAATAACACTTGGATTATTTGAAGAAAAATCTAAAAGAAGAGGTGCTCTTACTCCTAAAAGAAAAGAAGCTATAGAAAATATAAAAAATGGAATTAAAACAACTGAACAACTAAACCAATTAAAAAACTTTCATACTTCTTATAGATTTGATAAAAAAATAAATGGTAAAGGTTTAAATAGAAGAGTATCTAAACAAGTTAAAAATAGTGAATTAGTTGTTCATTCTTCTATGTTTCCTGGAACTCAATTTGGAGAGTTTATGAAATATATAGAAGAATTAGAAGAAAAAATAGGTAAAAAAATTCAAATAAATGTAAGTTCTGGTCAAAAGCATGGTACTTTTAAAGAAGTAGATATAGTAGACAAAGATGGAAATTTAGACCTTAATGATATTACTAAAGAATTATTAGAAACTAGTTTAGATAACAAATATTATAGTGATGAAACAGAACAACTTAGTTACGAAGCTGAAGAAAAAAACCACGATAATAATATAGGTTCTCAATTACATAAAGTATTATTAACTAATCTTAGTAATGATGCTGTATATGAAATAGGAAATAAAAAACTTACTGGTCCAGAAGTTCAAAAATTAATAGGAGAATTACGTTCTATTGATGTTGAAAACGCAGCAAAAGAAGTTGTTAAAGATTTAGAAGACGAAAATGGAAATGTAACAGAATTAAGTTTAGCTAGTTTTTTAAGAAATCACGGACTTAAACAAGATTGGGCTAATAATATATTAGATATGTTACAAGAAGACAAAGAAAGAGGACAAACATTGTTACCTTTTTATTTTAGTAGTGTTAATACTAAGATACAACAAGCTCTTACTTCTTTGTTTACTAATAACGTACTTAAAGAAAAATTTAATGGAAGTCACAAGTTTCAATTTGCTAATTTTTTAACAGATAAAAAACCTATAACAGAAAGTGAAATTAAAGAAGAAGATTCTTTTAATAGTATAACATGGATAAATGGAAAAGTAGAAGAACTAACTTCTACTATTTTAGATGGTGAAAGTAGATTACATGCAAAAGTACTTCTACCTTTTACTATGAAAGAATTTATGACTAGTGATGTTAAAAATCTTGACAAAAAAGCTTTACAAATGTTAGGTTATAGAATACCAACAGAAGGTAAATACTCTGTTTATAGTTTTGAAGTGGTAGGATTTTTACCTGAAGCTTTAGGTAGTGCTGTAGTTTTACCTAACGATTGGATTGCTTTATCTGGCTCTGATTTTGATATAGATAGTTTATATATTGTTTCTTATTATCTTGATAATGAAGGTAAAGTTATAGAATATTTAGATGACACTAATAGTACTGTAGAAGAAAGATTTTATAAAGTAAATAAACCTAAACAATTTGAAAAATCTAAAAAGTTAGTTGAGTTATTAGAAAATAAAAACAAAACAACAGAAGAATTACTTACACAAATAAGAGAAGAATTAGAAGTTAATTTTAATTTTAAAGACTTAAATAATAAAGAAATCATAAAGCTATTAAAAATAGAGAGCACTAAAAGAGTAACTACTATTGCGGAAGCAAAACAAGAATTACAAAAAGCAGAAGATAATAACAATAATTTAGAAGCTGTTTCTATATCTAAAACTATTAAAAACCAAACAGAAACTCTTAATTATCTTAATGATTTAAAAAACTTTTTCTTTGAAAATAGTAAAGATATATCTCAAGAGACTAATAATCTTTTTGAAAAAGAAATAAAAATCTCTAATGCTCAAAAATTTGAAGAATTTAAAAAACTTCCTATATCTAAGCAAAATACTAAATTTGCTAGAAAAAATCTAGTATTAGAAAGTTATCAAGAAATTATTTTAAACCCTAATTCACATGCAGAAATCAAAGAAAGATCTAGTTTTGATTCTATAAAACAAAGTACTACTCGACTTGAAAATCTTTTAAAAAGTAAAAATAAAGAAGAACTTCATCCTTATGATTTTTTTGATCAATTAAAAACTACTAGTTTAGTTCTTGCAGGTAAAAAACTTAAAGGGATGGCTGTTCAATTAAAATCTACTACTGATATAGCAAATGCAGTAGGAGGCATAACGTTAAGTAAACCTTTACAAATAAAACTTAGTAAAAATCGAATAAAAGAAGTAGGCATTAAAAACATTAAAAAAGTATTCGGCAATTCTTTTAACGAAACTACAAGAATACTTACTTTAAGTACTATAGGTAAAACAACAACTGGAAGTAATGTAAATATTGATAATATTTTTATAACAGGATTAACTTCTCAAACTACAGCATACACTCTTGATATTGTTAAAGAAGGAGGCATTCCTGGAGTTACTACAGATACTCTTACTACTTTTGTTTTACCTGCTATGTTAGGTTTAGAAAATTATGATTTTTCTATAATGTTACTTAATCAACCAATAATTAAGTATTATTTAACACTAGAAGATAATGAAAAAGGTCATTTTAATACAGGAAACTACGCTAGTAATAGTCTTTATAGAGATTATAATAATCTTATTAATAGGGCTAAAAACCCAGAAAGTAAATTTGATAAATATATTAAAAAAGAAGACAGAATTAAATTATTAGAATTAAATACTGTTCCTGATATAGAAGAACTAGAGAAAAACATAACTATTCAAAAACAAGGAGCTAAAAAAACTTTATCTAATGCTAAATATATAGAATACTTAGAAAACCAAATAGCTTTATTTAATTATTTTTTATCTGTTCAAGATATTAGTAAAGACATAGCAAATTTAAACGAAGTATTAAGTTATGATAAAATAGGAGGTGGTCCAACTTTAAATACTACTGTAAATCAAACTTATAAAGTTGTAGATATTGAAGGTAAATTTAGTATTAATGGTATTGATTTAGTAGAAGCTATATTTGGTGAAAATTCTGTTTATCCTATGTTAAAAACATTTAAAGAACAAGTAAATGATACTAGTTATAATTTGTTTAAAGATTTCTTTATAACAGAAGGTGACACTGTAGTTTCAGAAATTGTTTCTACTGTAAATGGTAAAGATAATCAAGAAGCATTAAAAAAATACATAGTAAATGTTTTTCTTATAGGCAGACCTTCTAGTCCTACTTATTTTGGCGAACTAGAAAACGATATGATAAGTAAAAGAAGAATACTTAATCCAAAAAACAAAGAAAATATCTCTGCTTTTGATTATCAATACGTAAATATAACTGATTTAAGTCAAAAGAATTTTGAAGTATTTCAAAGTCTTACAACTTCTAATAAATTAGATTTAATTAAAAATCAAATAAGTAAATTAATTTCAGAAACACAATTATTTGATGGTATTAATTTTAATCCTGAAATTAGACTAAAGTATGATAAGTTAAATTTAGATTTAGATAGTGATGTTGATATACTTATAGAAGAATATAAGAAAGCATTAAATTCTAGTAATCCTTTTGTTAAAAATTTAGCTTACGAATTAATAGGTTATGAATACCTTACAACTGGTTTAGAGTTCGGTAAAGGATTAGCTAAAATAATACCTGCTGAAGTTTTTAGACAAAAACAAAGTGTAGTTGGTAATTTAGACATAAATGGAACCCTTAGAGACATACATAACAAGCTTAAAAATAAAACATACCCTGATCTTTTTGACGTATTAGATGGTTTTTTAAGAAGCAATTATAGTAATGATACTCTTGTTCCTACTTTAAGCCGTGAAATTAAAGATAATATAAAAAAAGGAGTAGAAAAAGATACTATTTTTAATCTTGATGATTTACCTATAAAAATACAAAAAAATACAATATTTAAATATGTAAATAAAGACCAAGAAACTACTGAACTATATAAAAAATTTACAAATGAAAATGATGTATTTTTTAGAGAAGTAAATAAATTAGAAAAATTTGAAAAAGGGGATGAAAGTTATTATAAACCTAATAATACAGTTAATACTGCTGATACTTTTATGGATAACTTTCAAGAATCTTTATTACATAACAACAATGAAGCAGTAAGAGAAGCTTTAGTTAAGCAATTTGAAGCTGCTAATTATTCTAAAATAACAGGAGAGTTAGAACATTTTACTAAAGAATTTTTTCATAGGTCTATAAAACAAGATTTTACTAAACTAACTGAAAGAGAATTATACTTATCTATTTATGGTAATATAAAGAAAAAACCTTTATTACAAGATATAGTAATGGTTGAAAATATTCAAATTAATAAATTACCACTAAGTGATCTTGCAAAACTAGCTAAAAGATTTGAGGATAAGTTAGATTTAAGTGATATTGATTTAGTTTCTTTACCTGTTTATAAAAAAATAGAAGAACTAGATACCGAAGGTTTATATAGAGGATTACTTCAAATATATTTATACAATCAAGAAAAATCTATATTTCTTAAAGACAAACTTGATAAATTAAATATAGATGAAAATACTCTTAATAATCCAAGTAGTAAAAAAGAAGCTACAAAAATATTAGACGAATTAAAAAGATTTGTAGAAAGTTATAAAGATTTTGAAAATCTTAAATTTTATAAACAAGAAGAAGATACAAATAAACTAAATATACTTCAACAAAAAATAAATACAGTTATAGGTAAAATTCAAGATCAAAAAAATCAAATAGAAAATCTTGATGCTAATAGAGATATTAAATTTACCCAACTGCTTGTAGAACTTTACAAGAAAAACTCAACACAAGACATAGGTAAAAACGATGAAGAAGTCAAAAATTTTGTAATAAATTCATTAAAGCAACTACACGATATAAGTTTTTTTGCTGAAAAAGGAGATACTATATTCGATTCTGGTCAAGCTTTTATTAGTATATTAGGAAAAGAAATAAGAACTAATATGGCAGAAGGAAATATAACACAACTTGACTTATTAAAAGAATGGAATACGATATATAAAAAAATAGGAAAAATAGAAAATATACTTGAAACAAAAGAAGTTACAGACGTAAAAGGAACTAGAACTATTAATACTGGTAAATGGGACATAACTAAAACAGATGCTATAGGAAAAGAAGTTACAGCTTTTTTTGTTAAACTACAAAAATTAGCTATAGAAGTGTCTCCTGATGGAAGTATTGCACAGGGTTATTTACCTTCTATACCTAATTTAAAAGGAGACAGTTTAGATACTTTTATAAAAAATAGTTTATCTTATTATGATGATATTTCTTTAAATAATAAAAATAATGTAAAAGACAGTTTAGGTACTAAATTTAGTAATATAACATTACCTTTTGATACTCTAATTGTTAAAAAGAAAAGTATAACTTATAGGAAACAAGAAAAAGACGAAAGTATAGGAGAATATAATTCTAGTGTAATACATGATGTATTTATAACTACTGGTAAAACTTTTAACAGTGTTAAAGACATTAGAACATATAATAAACTTGTTGCTGATAGAAATAAAAAACTTAAAAGCGATCTTCATGGTGAAAATATAGACTATAATATGGCAGAAATTATTCCTATATTTATAGAAAAAATTACACAAACTAAAAGTAAAGCAGATAATGTAGACTTAGCTAGACTTCTTGTAAATGAAGTTAAAAGCAGAAAAAATATCAAAAAATCTAGACATGAAAGTTACTTAAACTTAGCTGCTAAAAGGTTTTCTACAAAAGCAGAAGATACTGTAGATGGTAAAAATGCTAAAATAGTTGAACAACTCGATTGGATGCTTGATAATACTTTTTATGACGATAAAAATAGAAGTGGAAACGATGCTACTAAATATGGAAGAGTTTTAAGAAACTACACATCTTTATTAGGTATGGGTTTTAATGTTTTTAGTGGTCTTAATAACATTATTTATGGGCGTATGCAAACTGCTTTTAAAGCATTAGGTAAAGACGATTATTCTCATAAACATTGGAGAAAAGCAGGCAAATTATATTATAGAGATGGTGCTTTAGGTAGTTATATAGCAGATGCAGGAAGAAAAGATCAAAAAGTTACAAGTAAACAAAGCGGTATATTTAATTTATTTAATATATTAAATAATCAAACTGAAGTTCCTGAACATGGTAAAATAGATCTTACAGCAGAAGAAGATAAGAATAGTATGAAAGCAATAGTTAAAAATAATTTTTCTGTACAAATATTAAACAATATAGGAGAACATGCTTTACAAAATAAACTATTAATTGCAATGTTATTAAGTCATAAAATTGTAGATAATAGAGCAGTTAGTTTTAAACAGTTTATTAATAACAAACTTACTAAAGTTGAAGGTACTATAGAAGAAAAAAAGAAAATTATAGAGAACAACAAATCCGTAGAAAAAAAGGCGTTAGAAGAATTTGAAAAACTAGATAGTGTTTATAGTTTGTTTGAGTTTAATAAAGAAGAAGGTTATATTAATTGGGATAAAAGTAAACTTACTAAAAAAGCTTTTGGAGAATTAAGAGAAAAAATACTAAGAAAAAATCACGATCTTCATGGTATTTATAATCAAGAAGATTTATCTGTTATTCATGCTTATGAAATAGGTAGACTCGTTATGATGTTTCGTAAATGGATGAGACCTGGTTGGAATAAGCGTTTTGGTAGTCATTTTTTAAAAGAAGGTGGTTATAGAGAATTAGCACAAACTGAAGATAAGGGAACTTATACTAGTTTATATGAATTTGGTACGTCTGCCTATAGAGAAAATAATTTCTCTCAAAACCGTGAAGAGTTTAATACTTTAGCAGCAGTAAGTGCTCTAGTAAGAGATCATATTCTTTTTGTTAAAAATGCAGGTTTTCATTATAATAGTCTTTCTTATAACGATAGAGCTAGAGTTAAAGAATCTACAATAGAACTTGTTACGTGGTTTACAAGTATAGGATTATTTGCAGCACTTAAAGGGTGGGGAGAAGACGACGAAGAATTAAAAGAAGCTTATTTATATAATATGGGTGTTTATCAATTAGATAGATTATCTGTTGAACTCGGTACTTATACTCCTATATATGGTTGGTTTAATGAAGGTCTTAAACTTTCTGCTTCTCCTTCTGCTAATTCAAATACAGTTTTAAAATTAATAAAACTTATACAAGCTGGTGCAAATTTAAGTGATTTTGAGATTGATCCTACTGATGTATATAGAGGAGGTAAGTATAAAGAAGAACTTAAAGTTAAAATAAAAGCTATGCAATTAGTTCCTTTTGCTACTCAATATATGAGAATAAAATACCTTAAAGAAAATAACAAAGCTTTTGCGTTAATGTAATTCTTAATGTAATTTGTTAATTATTGTTAGTAAAGTAACCCTATACTTATAGTATAGGGATTACTTACTTGAACCAACGTTTACTGGTATCTTTGTATGTACGATAGTACAGGATGAAAAATTCTACGCCACGTATGACACCTTAATTTACGTTAAATTATACTTTTTAGCAAAATAATTAACGACTTCTGGAATATGTTTTTTGTAATAAGGTTGATTATCTTTACACCACTTTTTTAATTCTGTTTTATTTGTTATCTTAGCTAACCAAGATTCTCCTATTTGTATAGAGTGTAACATAGGTTCTAATTCATCAATAAAATTTTGAACAGTCCAACCTTCCCAAATGTGTTTATTTAAATTCATATTATATATTAAAATTTTTAAACATTTTACTTTCTACTGGTTTACCTTCTTGATTTTGATATTTAGAAGTACTTTTACTACCGTAAGGATTATTAATATTACCAACAACTTCATGATAATATATTTGAGCTATTGGTACATTAGGATATATCTTTAAAGGTCTTTGAACTATTATTTCTAATGTCCAATGTCCTTTAAAACCTACATCACCTTTACCTGCTGTAATATGTATCATCATACCTAAACGACCAATAGAAGACTTACCATCAATGATAGGTAGATGTTCTAAAGTTTCAGTATATTCAACAGTAGAACCTAAATATAACCAACCAGGATGTAATGTATAACCTTCTTCAGGAATTTCAAAATGTTTAATCTTATTATGATCTTTCATATCAAGACTAAGTTTTTTATAAGTAGCTAGATGTTTACTTAAATGTAAATCATAACTATTAGGTCCAAGATTTGCAATGTTAAAAGGTTCTATAATTATAGAACCTTTTTCTTTTTTTCTTATTATTTCACTATCACTTAATATCATATTAATTTAACGTATTTATAAATTCGTAAAGTTTTTTATTCCATTTTGCATCATCTAAACTATTATGTTCATTGCTTTGTGTAGGGTATTTACTATTAGTTTTTAAGTATTTTAATTTACTTTCTAAAGTTAAATTAGAGTGTTGGTCATCATCATAAATTTTTGCTGCTTCATTAAGTGTTACTTTTAAATCGTTGCTAAACATAGGAAAACCCTTAGGCAAATTTAACATTCTACCAAATATCCAACAAAACACAACCCAATCATAATTACCATAATAACCATAAAATTCAATAGGATCGTCAGGAAGAAGAGTATCTAATTGTAAAGCTCCATTTACAGTATAATCATTATAAACATAATGTGTAATTTCTTCTTTAATAGTTTTTTTAGGCTTACCTATTTTATTTATACAAGCTTTAAAGTTATCTAAAGTAAAATTAAAAGTAGCTTTTTGTGGTACATATTCTCTAAAAATAGAATAAAGAACATTATTTCTAATCCAGTAGTTATCTTTTTCTTTGTCTTTAGAATCATTCCTGTACCAAGCTTCGTAAATATCAAATTCATTACTTATAGCATAGTAAGTATTTCCATTAGTATTAGTTATTCCTATACTGATAAGGTCTATAGTAGGATCGCTATGTGTTTTACTTATTGTTTTAGTTCCTTCTAAGAACTCTGTGTCAAAAAAATATTTCATTATTACTTTTCTTCTATTTGATATGTTATATTTATTTTTAATTTTACTTTTTTCATATATTCTTTTACATCATTACTAACATTCATTAATAAAGATTTTCCTAATATATAAGCATCAGCAAGTTCTTTAGATTGTTTTAAATTTAAACCAGTACAGATTCTTACAAGTTTAACTGCTTGTAGTTTTTCACCAGTATCTCTATAATGGTTATATAATTGTATAAATTGTTTTTGTGTCATATTTTTCATTCTAAACTTGTACCATCAATAGGACTAGTACTTTGTCCTTCCATATAATCATCTTTTCTATATGGGTAATTGTTTTCATAATGAAAGTCGCAATAATTACCTGTAAAAATACCATGAAAATCACTATAAGGTTCCCCTTCTTTTTCACAATCTTTATGTCTACAAGTAGGTACACTCCTATAATTATAATCTGTATTGAATGTAAAGTCTTTTACTTCTTCTTCAAATTGACTTCTCATTACTTCATTACATTCGTCATCTTCTACTATATATATCATATTACTTCTTGTATTTTAATTGACATAAAGAAAGGAGAACCTTTTAGTTTAACTCTTATTTTTTCTCCTTTTTCATACTTTTCTACTACTTCTGCATTTCTAATATCTCCTTTAACATTTATTCTTATTGTTTCTCTTTTTGTATATATCATATTATTTTTTCTTTTCTTAATATTATTTTTTCTTTTCTTAATATTATTTTAACTGCTTCTATTAATTCTTCAATAGTACCATTATTATGTATAGTATAATCAAATTGAGCATCATCAAGAGCAGTTTCAGAGTGGTGTTCATATAAATTATCACCTCCTTCTAATGTAACTCTAGGTCTATTAATTCTAACACTAATACCACCTTTACTTTTAACAGCTTCAAGTTCATTTGGAAATCTCATATCTGTAATAATCCAATTAGATTCTACATAATTAATACCAGAGATAATTCCTCTATTTTCAGATATATACTTACTCATCAAAGCATTTACCCAAATATTAGGATGAATTATATCTCTACCACAATCAGTACCTAAAAGTTGAAGAAGTTTTCTTGGTGTGAGTTTAATAATATAAGTATCAACTTCTGCTTCATCTAAAGGACTAAATACAGTACTATTTACAGTTTGTATAAATAACTTTCTATCTGAAATAGGAAGCATAATATTATCAAATTTATAATACCACCACTCTTCACCTAATTCTTTCTCTTTAAACTCTCTATCTTCTAATTCTTCTCTAGTACAATTAAGTAATAAACAAACTATATCTTTAAGTTTATCGGCAAATCTTTTAATTTTCCAATATGATTTTTTAATATTAGGAGTTTTTTGAAATTTTTCAAAACTTTCCTTATAGTTATGATTATATTGACTATCTACATATTGAATAATAGCAGCAAGAGTATCCTTACCACTATTAATTTTTCCGCTAATCGCTAAAATACTCATACTTTTTAATCTATTATAAGTTCATCGTTAATCCAACCTCTAGCTTTACTAATAATTGGACATTGTTCTATAAGTATAGCTTTCATTTCCTTAGCTATAAGTTGTATTTCTTTTTGAGCATGACCATCATCACGAATATCAATAAGATGTATCCAACTTCTAATAGTACCAGTCATGTATATAGTTGTAGATGTTGCCATAGGAAGAACCATTCTAGCACACTCTTTAGCAACTCCGGCATTTATAAGTTTGTTATATAAATCTTTAGTTTGCTCTATGTGTCCTTCTATAAGATCAGTTGCTGCTATACTTCCAGGAGCGTAACCTCCTAAATAACTTTCTGTTTTTATTGTAGGATTAAACACATTAGTACTACTTTGTCTATTAGTAACAGCTCGTTTTCTAATTTCAATAGGTTCTATATCAGTAACTCTAGCGTATCTTTGACTAAATTCTTGAAAAGTAAAACTTCTATGTCTAAGTAATTGTATTCCAATAGCTTTACTTGTAGCTATTTCCATAGTAATACTAGCATGCTCAAAAACAGACCAATGATTATTTTTTATACAATGATTTAATAAAGGTATAGGATCGTCTAGTTTATCTTTTCTTGAAGAAGAAACTCTAGCTATTGAAACACTTATTTCTTCTAATGATTTACCTGCTAACTCTCCTTGTCCTTGTGTTGTTGCAATTAATTTTACATTCATTTTTTAATTTTACATTCATTTTTTAATATTTCATTTGTTTTAATTTATATTTTTTTATTAATTTATTACCTTCTACTCTACTTATAAAAATATACCCAAAATAAGAAGGTTCATTATGTAAAGTACTTACACATAACTCAAATTTTTCATTAAAATTTGGATGTTGTACGTCTTTATCTATAAAAGTATTATGACTTGTAGGAGATAAAAATTTATCTAATATTTCATATATCGTAAATTCTTTGTCTATTTTTCTAGACCAAGAAACATTACAATCTAGTTTATGTACAACTACACTATCCGCAACTGCTATAGCATCTTCGTAAAATTCTATTAATTTAGCTGTTGTATCGAATTGTTTTAATTCGTAAAATCCATTATTCATATTTGTTCTGTTCTATTATTTAATACTTTTCTTATGTTTTCTTGGTATAATAAAGAAGGATTATGATTTAAAGTTTCGCCCCATATTAATTTTTCTTTTAAATCTCTAGTAATACTATTACAATGTATAATTCTTTTAACTAATAAATCATAATCAAAAGTCATTTCACCTATTCTATATTCTAAAGTTTTACAATGTCCATGTACTCTTACCCAACAACGTCTACGAGAAACGTCTCTTCTATTATATTTACCTTTATAATCCCAAGTATCTAATTCTTTTAAAATTTCTTCTTTATATTTTGTAATTACTTCATCAGTTATTAAGTCATAATTATCTGTAAAATCTACATGATAATGTACACCACTTAAAGGATTTAGTTCACTATTTAGTTTAAGTTGTATGGATATATCATAAAGACAAATTAAACCTTTTAAACCACTAGGAATTTGAAATCTTTGTTCGTAACTGTCAATTTTACATTCAATTAAATTAGGTATATTTTTAAAGCTATCTAAATTAAAATCAGATGCTTGACTACATTCAACTTCAAAACCTGTTTTATAAGGTAAATAATAATTTGCTAATTCTTGCAAACTACTATTTACCTTTAAAACTTTAGGTGTTGTTAATAGTATACTATCAATACTCTCCACTTGATCTTTTAGAACTTGGAGCAGATTTAGCTTTAGGTATTCTAGCTAATACAGCTCTAGCTTCAGCTATTTCCTCATCTGTGGGTGTACCTTTACTTGCTTTAGGTTTTGGTTTGCTAGAAGTAGGAGTTTTAGTATTACTTTTCTTAGCTGCTTTTGTTTCAGCTTTTTTTGCTGTTTTGTCTTTTTCCATAGAACTAATAATTCTACTTTTTTTAGTAGGTGTATTAGCTTTATTAAAAGATTCAACAGATTTTAAAATGTTATCTCTTTCTTCTTTATCAGCAATACTTCTAGAATATTTCCTACCATCAATAGACATTACAATAGTTCTACCAAATTGTTTAGCAGCTATTTGTTCTTTAGTTGATGTCTTCTGTGATTTTGATACTACTTTTGGTGTTGTTTTTTTCGTAGATTTCTTTTTGTTTGTTGTTGTCTTTACCATAATAATTTTCGTTAAATTTTAATACTTTTTTGTTACTGATTATTTCTCTTATATACTTATCTGGACTACCTAATTTTATATAATTTAATATGTCCAATTTCTCGTGTAATTCTATTAATTTATTTATTTTATCTTCATATTGTAATTGATTAATTGTTAAATTTTTTTTCTTTTGTAAAGATATGTTATCTATAGTATCTTTAAAATATAGATAATAATCTCCTTCGTGATCTCTAAAACTTTGTTTATTTACTGTTAAGTACTTACCTGTATTAAATTGTGTATTTATTTTATAGTTTTGAGTTATAAAATTATAAAATTTACTGTAATAAGTACTATAGTTAAATACATAACTTCCCCATAATTTTTGTCTAATTAAATAAGAAACTCTTAATCTATTAAAATGATTTTTAAATATACTTATTTTAAACACATCTGAAATATGTTTAAATCCTTCTTTTTTTCTTATCTTTTTAACAGTTGTTGGATTAACAAATATAAGTTTTATTTTTGGTTTTACTTGTATTTTTTGTTTTACTAATTGACCTTTAAATCTACCTTTTACATTTTTATATGTAGTAGTTTTTTTAACATAATAATCAGGAAGATTCTCAAATAAATAATTATAATTAATACAATCTAAAGGATTACTTCTTCTATCAGCATAAAATACAAATTTATATTGATCTGCTAAATACCCATAAGAAATAGTGTGTCTTTCACCATCTAAATTATAATATGTTATTAGTTCTTTTCTAGCTTGTGTTAATTCTTTTTGTTCTTGTCTGATTTGTTCTTTCCATTTTTCTGGAGCTATTCCATCATAAAGAGGGATTTTTTTTATAACATAACTTTCTATAAATTTTATTAAGTTATATACTACATGAGCAGTATTTTCTTTATAGGCAGTCTTAAAAATATTTGTAGAACTTGTAGGTTCATGATTATATATAACTCTATTTAGTTTATTAGCGATAAACTTGAAATATTTTTGTCGTATTTTTCTTTTACTAATGATAAAACCATTATCAATATATTTACTATCATAACCATTAATACTGTCTTGTAAATAAAACAAATTTTCATTTTGATGAATTATAGTATTTTTTTCAAAAAAATTTTCTGTTAATTTACCAAAACTTAATTTTTGAATTTTAAACATAGATAAAAAATTAGAAATATCTTCTTTTTTTAAATCTAAATCTGGATAATGAGAAAAAGAAACTTTAGTTTTAATATTAGACATATTTATTTCGATGCCTTTTATTTTTAATTTAGGTTTTTTATCTAAACCTCCTACAACTCTAAGATAACTAAAAAAATCATCCATTTTAAGTTGTTCTTCGTATTTATTAATTAATAAACATTTTACTTTTTCGATTTTTTCAAGTACTAAAGCAATAACAGGTTCAGTATAATTAATTTCTTCTCTACTTAAAGTTACTTCTAATTCACTAATATCAAATTTAATAGCTACAGGTATATCAACTCTAGGTATACCTAAAGTATTCCAATTAATAGGATAAGCAACTTGACCTAAAGCAATATGCATTTCGTCACCAAAAGGACGATCTTGGTTTCTTAATTTATAAAACTCATTTTCATATATTTTAAAATGATTATCATAACCATATATATTATGTTTTACATAAACATTATTAAAATAAGCTAATTGCTTAACACAAGCTTGGTAAAATTTCCACACATCGTCATAGTTTTTTATAATTACTTTAACTATAGTTCCGCTATTTTTATCAGTAACGCTGTTTTCTAATAATGTTGCTATAGGTAAATTAGTTTCTGTATCCCAACCTACAATATAAGAATTTAATATTCCATTATTAATAGTCGTAATTTCATATGAATCTTGATAAGCTAAAGGCGTTTTTGAACCTAATCCCCAACCGCCTATATTTTCATCACTGTCTCTTTTATCAGAATTAAACCATTTCATATAAGTGTTCTTAAACTTATTGGCCGACATACCTAAGCCTTCGTCTTTAACTTCTATATAATAATCGTCTCCTTCTTTATCTACTATAACTAAAACAGGCTTCTCAGAACCAGCTTCAGTATTTGCATCTACTCCATTAGAAGCTAATTCTCGAACCATAGAAGAAATAGAATCAGAATATAGATTACGAGATACAGCTCCAAGAGCTATACCTAAATCTTGTTTCCTAATACTAGAAGCTATTTCTCCTCCAAATTCTCCTACTTTTTTTGTCTCTAAATTGTTTTGTTTTAATTTCATAATTGTTTTGTTTTAAAATATGTACCTAATAATACACCATTTAATATGTTTATTATGTATTTGTTTAAATTGTTGAATATAATTAAATTTAAGATAACTTTTATATCTTAAATTTCTTCCTCCATATTGTGATTGTTTATATTCTTGTAACGAAGGTTGCCATAATATTTTTTCTGATTTATTATTAGAATCAACATTAGCTATATGTTTTTTATCGTTATGAGTCAGAAAAATAACTTCACATTTTACTTTATCTTTGTTTTTTACTAAATTATTAACCAGTATAAAAAGTTCTTCATAATCTTTTAACCATGTTTTATAAACAATAACAGGACTAAAATTTATATGAACATCATAACCAGCTTTAATAAAAATATCAATAGCTTTTATTCTTTCTATAATTAAAGAAGTATTAGGTTCTACTAATTTTCTAAGAACTTCTGGCATTAAACTAAACCTAATTCTAATCTTATTATTAGGATTATAGTTAAGAAATTCTTTTGGAACATATTTAGTAGCAAAAGTGGCTTTTGCTTTTGGATGATTTTTAAAAAAATTAAATATACTTTTCCAATCATAATATTTATTATGTAGTGCAAAATCTTCATTACAACTTATATCATAAGTTACAAAATCAGAATCAGTTTGGTTAGGTTTTTCTACTTCACAAAAAGCTACGTGAGTATTAATTGTACTTAATATTTGTGTAATATTAGTAGCAACAGTTAATCCTTCAGGCTTATGTCTTTTCATATAACAATAATGACAATTATATAAACAACCAAAACCAAAAGAAGGACTAATATAATCACTACTCCTACCACTAAATCTAATTTTCATAGATTTTCTATTTACTTTTTCTATCATTTTTTAAATTAACTTATAAACAGCTACAATATTACTAAAATTAAAATTAACTAACTCTTTATTATATACATAATAATGACGATTATTGTCAGAAATCTCTAAATAATTTCCAGAAACATTAAAATGAGTTTTAACATAAAAAACATGTAAATTATTATTTTGTTTTTTAATAATCATATAACGACCTCTTTCTTTAACGATATGTACTCCTGCAACTTCTGTAATAAACTCTCTTACATCTTCATCTGGACCTGTATATAACAAAAAAAGCATAGGAAAATCTCTTCCCATGCTTTTAACTTTATCAGCAACTTGTTCTATAGTTGGATTAATTATATTTACATCTACATTATAAATATTCTTAAAGAAAAACGCTACACACTTACTTGATTGTAAACCTTGTTTGTCCGATTTCATTGTAAGTAGGTAATGTAACTTCTACAAATTCTTGACCATTTGGAACTATTTCAAAATTACAATCTTGTTCCTTAATCATATTAACAACATCTGGACCAATAGTAAAAGTTCCACCTTTTAAAGTATCTTTAGCACCACGTGCAGCAATTGCTTTAGTTTGAAGTTCTTTTTCTACAATTTTAAGTCTAGTTTTAATAGCTAATTCAGCAGCTTTCAATTCTAAATATTCTGGATGGTTACATTCAGACCAATTAAAATATTTTCTATTAGCACTACTAACTTTACTTAACCCATCTGGAAGTATACCGTGTTCGTCTTGGTATTCTTCTAAAGCAGAATCTACTTTCTTTTTAAAAGCTTTACCTTTTTCAAGTTTAATTCCTGTTTGACCAACTCCAAAAGCCTTTTCAACTAATTTTTCAGCTTTTTTAACTCCCATAGCAAAAATTACAAACTCTTCAGGTTCTAATTCTTCAGCTTTACTATGAAAATTATCTATTAGTTCTGTCATTGGTGTTGCCTGTAATTGCGGCAACAACTTCTTATAATCTGATATCTCGTTCTCCATTTACTTCTTGTATTTTTTCCATTGTTAAACTCACATCTATTGTTCTAATTTGCATACAGTGGTATTCATCATTAGATATAAAACCGTTAAAACTAAAACTAGAAGTTTGTGCATGTTTAGATAACATAACTCTTTTACCAACAAGATCTTGTTCTTCTTTATCACCTACAGCAATCACTAATAAACCTTTAGCATAAGCGATACTTGCTTCTTTACTACGATTATCGTCTTTAACATCCATATTAGTAGAAAGTAGTAAACCTGATTTAGTTATTCTTGGTACTCTTGAAGGTATAATCATAGTATAACCTTTTCTTGGCTTGTAATAATCTTTATACTTTTTCACTAATTCAACATCTGTAAGAGTACTCTCTTCGTATTGTTTTCTTTGAACTTGTAATTCTGTTTTTTTTTGTTCCATTTTATTATTTATTTATTTATTATTTTGGTTTACCACTTGAGTAATATAATTCAGTAGCTTTATTTGGTTCTCCTATTACAGGATTATAAGCAGGAGGTTTTTGAACATCAATAAATCTTGGTAAAGTACCAGTAGTACCAGTACCGACTTTTTCATGATAATATTTAGCAGATATACTTTTTAATACACCACTACTAAACAACTCCATTAAAAGATAAACTCCAGAATCAAAATCATCCGGTTTTACACCATTAGGAAAATATCCATGATTTATATAAAGTTTATTATTTCTAACATTTCTAACTAAACTACCTTTAGCTGCTGCTTTTTTATTAGCTTCTATTTGTTTAATTCCCATTATTCATAATCTCTAATCACTATTCCAACTGCTTGAAAAGGTAACTTATTAATAGTTCTTTCTCTAAACTCTACAGTAAGTTGTTTTCCTATATATGTAGTTTTATTTTTAAGATATTCAGCTTTTTGAATATGTGTACCTTCGGGTACTACTTCAAATGTGTTTTCTGTAATATCATTCATACATTTAAACATACCTAATTCTTGATTAACTTTCATAGGTATTACATCTATAATTAAAAACTCTTTACTTTCTTTACGTTTGAGTTTAGTCATAGTTCTTGGACGTTTTCCATATTGATATAAAGCATCAGGATTCCTAAATATACCTCCTTCATAACCTTCATTAATACACACATCAGTAAACTTTTCAGCTTCTTCAACAGTATTAATTAAACTAGTTGTAATAAATACAATTGCGTTTAAGTTTGAATGTTCGTCTCTAATATCTTCTAATATAGCTATACGAGCACTTTGAACTAAATCTACAGCTAAATCAAAAAGATAATGTTGTAACTTAGGTACATTTATATGTGTATTTTTGTTTAATATAGTAGATTTACACATACCAGCAATAGTTGCTACTTTAGTATTTGGTAAATATAATTCACCGTCAAATATAACATCTTTATTAATATTTCCAGCTAAATATATATCTCTATAAGCTTGTTGGATATGTGGTATATTGTAAGTTTGTCCATTTTTAGACTTAATAACGACATCATCATTATACCAATAAACAGTTGATCTGACACCATTTATTTTAGGTTGACCAAGACAAGGAAAAGTAGCTATTAATTTACCTGTTTTAACATTATAGAAAGGTTGAGCTTTCATAGGTTTAGGTAAACCATCACTATCTGTTCTTACTTTTATATTAGCTTCAAGTTCACTTAAACTATCCATAGGAAGAAGATCTTTAAGACTATTTGGTGGTAACACATAACCCTCTCTATCTAATTTATGTTCCCAAAAAGATTGAGCTTCAGCTATAGCTTGTTTTATTATAGTTGTTTCATTTATTTTACCTATATTTTTACCTTCTCGTATAATATAAGTATTAGGTGAGTTTGTAAGAGAAGCTCCATATAAACCACTTTGTTTGGTTATAACTCCTTGACCAAATTCATTTTCACTAACCGAAATATTCCATTCAATTATCTTATTATTACTATTCTTACTATAAAGAGTAGGGAAAGATTTAATTTTATTCATTTGTTTCTTTGATTGTGTAATATATAAAATACATACCTTCAAGATTTTTTAAATTATCAGTACATTTTTCTATGTATTTCTTGTGTAAAATAGGAGCAGTAATATCACTTTCTGTAATTTTACCTCCATTAGTTGTAGTAACGTCGTCTGTTATATGATGTTGCCAACCTAGTTTTCCTTCAAAAACTTGTTCAGTTAGTTTGTCGTAGTTTTCTTTACCACATTCGTTTCCATATAATATCTTTAATATATTATATTTATAAATAGTTTTTTCTTTGGCAATTATATCTATTGCTGTTGCTTCTTTACTTAATATAAGAGTTTTAAATTCTTCTTTTGTCAGTACAGAAACTCTTACATTTCTTTTAGTTGTTTTAGTGACTGTTTGTCGATTCATAAAAAGTTATTTTTAAATTTGTTTACAAGTTTAAGACTTTCTTCCGTGCCAAATTCAGTTTGAAAATCTGCTGGGTCTTTAGTTTTAGGCATTAAAATACAATTATACCCATATTTTTGATAATGTAATATAGAAAATTTTTTACCTTGATGATCGTTATCGAACAAAGTATACACATTACTAGCTTTATTTACTTTAGTTAATATAAATTCATGTTCAGCTTCAGTTACCATTTTATTTTCATTTCCAGTTGCGGCTACATTTAAACCAAAACTATCTATTACTAATAAGTCTTTATAACTACCTACTAATAATAAATGATTATCTTTTCTAATTTGATCAAAACCTTTAGAATGACAAACATTATTAATATATCTATGTACTTTATCTTTATAAGGAAAATAAGCTTGAAAAATGATTTTCTTAGATTCGTTATGTCTGCCTATAAGAAAAATATATGCTGGCTTTGCAACGTCATATCTATACACAGCAACATCATCTATAAAAAAATTATAAAGCCTATATACTCTACGTTTTTCTAATTGTTTTAAAGTAACATTAAGTGTTTGCCAAAACGCAACATCTAATGAATTAAACTTACAAAGTGTATAGTCAAATTGTGTAGCTCCTTTTACTACGTTATCTTTATCTGTTTGTATTAAATCTTCTTTATCGAGAAGTTTAAAGTCTATTGCTATTATATTTAATACTCTTTTAAAACCACCTGTAGCTTTAATATTAATCCTATTTAACTTAGCAACTAAATCAAAACAATCTCCATCAAAAGTACCAAAATCCTTAAATCTAGGTCTATTATCGTGTTTATTATAATATATAACTCCAGAAGGCACATTATCACGCCTAAAAGGTGTGCTAATTTTGATATCAAAATCATTTATTTTAAGATAATGTTTTAATATACTTTTTTCTGTTACTTTAGTTAATATCCAGTCTTTTGTAAATGTGTTATATATTAGCATATTAATTTAAACATAAAAAGGTGTACATAATAAATACATACACCTTTTAATTGTTGTATTATAACCTATTAAAATATAGGTAAATCTTCAAGACCTGTTCCAGCAACACCATCATTTCCAGATGCAGCTCCTACTACTTCAGGAGTTAAAGGATGTAAATTTGGATCAACTACAAGAGTAGTAGCTTTACCCGATACAACAGGTTCTATAAAGTTTTTAACAGCAAGTCCAGGAAGACTTTGATATTTACCATTAAAACAACTAATCAACCATACAGGTTGAGTTTTGTAACCTTCTACTTTTTCAAGACCTTCGGCAAAAGCAGCAAAAAGAACATTATAAGCAGTATCATCTTCAGGTACATCAAATTCTGGCATAACACTAAAAGCATTATAAATGTGTTTTACTTTTTTAGCCATACGAAGAAGTGCAGCTAAGTTTTTTTCAACACTACTGTCAAAATTCATATAACGCTTACTAGGGAAAAACCTATCTGTAAGAACTCTAGTTTCTTGGTCTTTTTCAGTTGGAATACTTACAAATTTAAGTTCCAAACAAGGTGTAGTATTACCTGCTTTTGTTTTATATTCTTTATGGTGTATAACTTCTACAAGGTTCACCATACTAATTCCGGGTATTAAATCTAAATCTGCTTTACCTGCAATGTTATTTCCTATTTTAAATGACATAATTTTTGTTTATTTTTATTATTATTGTTAATTGAATTTTTTTAGATAAAAAAAGGGCAATTTTCATTACCCTTTAGTTTAAACTTTAGTCTTAATTACATAGAGATTTCATCTGAATCATCTTCATAAGATGTTTCAGAAACTTGATTTGCATCATTACTATTAATAGTAGTCTCAACATCACTAGTTTCTTTTGTTTTAGCTTTTCTTGCAGTTTTAGCTTCTACTTTATCAAATTGAATAGCAAATACTTTAACTGTTTCTCCGTTTAAAAGACTTACAGTAGGTGCTTGTTCTATTTCTTCTTCTGTTTCAAGACCTAAAACAGAAAAGTAACGGTTTTCTTCGTTGTTACCTTCAAGAAAATCCCAAACATTAGCAGAACTAAAAGAAGTATCACTACCTATAGAACCGCCATTCCAAGCAAGTTTTGATCCTTGCTTTTTAATAGCAGGTGTGGCTTCTTTATCTCCACCTTGTCCTTTCATTATGTAGTGGTTTCCATCACCTAGTTTTGCTACAAATACATAATCTCCTGCTGTAAGGCCCATTGATTGAGTAGCACTACTACTTAGTGTACATTGACTAGATGTTGTTTTAGCGATAAGTACGTTTCCTATCTCTTTTTTTTGTGGTCTTTGATTACTTAATCCTTCTACGATTTCTAAATTGCTCATAATTTTGTGTTTTTAAATGTGTTTATTGTTATTATTGTTCTACAAATATACTTAAAGTTTCCATTTCTACTAGTGTTTGTTGATTAATTTTTTCTAATTTTCATTTTTTTTTGCTTTGTTAATGTTTGATTGATTCTCATTTATTGTAGGTTCTTTGTCGAGTATGGTTATTTTACTAACAATGCTTTCATCGTTAACAGCATACTCAATTTCTTTTGCATCCATCATTTCAGTAGTTTCATAAGGCATAGCAAGCATAAAATCATCGCCAATATATCTAAAACCTTTTGATAGAGCTCTAACTAAACATTGATTAGCAGGATCTATATCCCAAGCACCTCCAGGTTTTATAAGTTTAGCTCTTATAGCAGTACTAAGCTTATAAGTACTAATAAAAGTTCTATTAGGTTTGTCTTTAATTTGTCTAGTTAAAAGTACTTTAGTAACTCTTTCAGAACTAACTACTATTATCTTAATAGCTTTTGCTACTATCTTTGCTTTACTAGCTTCATTACTTAATTGAGCTTTAGTAACTACTTGCCAAACTCCTTCTTTTTCGTTTAATTTAACTTCTTCTTCGTCATAAAGATTACCTTCCCCATCTGTATAAGTTCTTTCTATTTCAAAATCTTTTAAAACTTCAAAACTTACATCATTATTAATAGCTAAAGCATTCATTAAATGTATACTTGGAGTAGCTTTACCTCCTACATCATAAATATTATTTATAGCAGCCATAGGAGGTATACCTAATTCTCTACCAGAAATGATAGCTATCATAACCGCACTTTCAGAAGGTAAAGGACTTAATCCAGATTTAATAACTTCTTGTGCTAGTATTCTAAGGTCTTCAAAACTACCTTTTTCTAAATTTTGTATTACTTTATTATCCATTTTATTTATTAAATAATTCTATTATTTCGTTTGATTTGTCTGTGAATTTTATTTTATTATTTTTATCTCTTTCAGCATATCCTTTATCTATAAAATCTTCTACCATATATTTACTTAATATTTGATTTCCGTTTCCTATATCATAACCATTGATTTTTTTATACTTATCATATAAAAAAGAATCTACTTTATTTGCGTAAATAACTAAAAAATGATTTAAAGTTATTTTATTATCTATACAATATTGTAATACTTCATTAAATTGCATTAATTTATATATTTATCTATTTCATTTATATTTTTTATCCAAATAATTTTACTAGAATTAGTGCGACTTTGTCGTTTTCTTAAAGAGAAAGCTTCTTTTGTATCTATACCATAAAGATTAACAATAATAGATTTTTTATCTTTAAAACTACGTTTAGTTCTACCGCTTCTTTGTTTGTGTTGAATATATTTAGATGTACCACTTGTAATAATAGCGATCTCTAAATCTTCAACATTAAATCCAGCATCTAAAGCTTTAGCTGTTATTAAGACATTTGATTTACCTTCTTTAATCTGTTTAATTGACCAATCTTTTAATCTTTTAATACCAAAAGTAACTAATTTACCTTTATCGTTAGTGATTTTTCTACTTTTAATACTACTATGATACAGTATAGAAAAAGTATTCTCTTTACAGGCAGACTTATTAAATTCATTTTCTATTTGATTATGTATAGAGTCTGCAAATTTAGTATCTTCACTAAATATCATAATTTTTTTACTTTTAAATTTTTCGACTAAATCTAATGTAACTACACTTTTATCTATTAAATGATTAAGAAGTTTCTTACGTTGTTGTGTTGTAGTGATTAACGTTTTAGCACTATCCATAATAATTTTAGGATTATACTTATTATCTATATCAATACCAACACGAGAACTTCTATAATCTATTCTTTGCCAACCATTTTTAATAGCTAAAGACAAAGCATATTGGTAATTAGATATTTTTTTATCTCCACTTAAACAATTTAAAGCTAATTTAAAATCACCATCAAATAAAGTTAGTTTTTCTTTTATTATCTCTGAAAAATGGTCATAACGTGTTTTTTCAAATTCAGTTAAATTAACAGGCATATTAAGTTCTACATAATCAGAAATCCAACCATTTATTATAGCTTCTTCTTCGGTTATAACACTAACTATAGGGCAATAATTTTTTACTACAGAACCGTAAACACCATTTTCATCTTCTGGAGTAGCAGTTAAACCTAATATATGAGTGTATGTTATAATTTCTTTAGTAATAAATTTTAATCTTTCTGTAGAATAAAAAGTATGTATTTCGTCTATAATTAACAGATCATAAACGTCTCTTTTATTATGATATAAGTAATATTGTGCAGTTTCTACAACTATATAATTAGTATTAAGACAATGATTCACAATTGCTTCTTTCCAATCTTCTACTTTATCACTTATAGCTACGAATATACCAATTTTAGCATCAGGATTTTTTTCTTTATATTTATTAATAAGGAGACAAGTCTCATAAGTTTTACCAAAACCAGTTACGTGTTTAAAAATACCACAACCGTTTATTTTTGAACCATATAATTTACTTTTACGCCATTTTTCTATTTCTGCATGTTGTTTTTTTAATTTTAATTCATCTATCTTCATTTTTTAATATTAAAAAGTCTTAATCTATCTAATTCAATTTCAATTTGTTGCTCTAAATCAAAATCTCTTATTTTATAGTCTTGTTTTTTATAAGTAATAAATAATGTAATTAAATTATCTTGTACTTCTATTAATTTTTTTTTGTTTTTTCTTTGTTTTCTTTCTAATTCTAATTTTAAATTATGTAATTCTTTTAATTGTTTTTCTATATTTTCCATATTTTCCATATTATTTAACCCAAGTTTCTTTAATTTCATAATCTACTTCCATTTCAATATAAGATAAATATTTGTTAGCAGTATCTACCATTATTTTTCCTATAATTTCAGGAACAGTTAATTGTTCTTCTTTGTAAGGAAATTTAACATCATAATCAATAAGAGATTTATGAACTCTAACTACAAGTTCATCATGTACTTGTATTAAAATACCACATTTTTCTCTACCTATGTGTTTTTGTATAAATTTATATAAAACAACCATAGCTTCTTTAATCATATCTGCTTGTGTACCACTAATTGTAATATTTCTAACAGTATTTTTCCAATCTTGTAATTCTTTCCATTCTGGTTCAATACCGTATCTTTCTTGTCTAAATAAAGGAGGTATTATTATACTATTATGACTTCTTGTATTAAATACAGCTTTACCTGTTCCTTTTTGTAAATATTCCCCACCATAAGTAGTAACACCAAATACTTCTCTAAGTACGTTTTCAACCATAATAAAAGTCATAGGAATAATAGCTTTAATACTATGAATTATAACTTCTCCTTCTTCTATACTAACATTAAGAGTTCTAGCTATTTTTTTAGCATAAGCTCCGTAAACTACACCAAATGTAATAGCTTTAAATTCTCCTCTTTTATCTTTATTAAGTGTTTTATTAATAATAAATGTTTCAGACAATTCGTATAACTTTATAGCACTTGGTTCTGCAAACATCATAGTACTAACTATATGTTTTTTCTCTATAAAATCTTTACTTGTAATCCATAATCCTTCAATAACTCCAGCTCTATAAAGATAAATATTTCTCCAACAAAGTTGAGCAACAGGACTATGAGTATCACCACCTTCGTGCATATTTTTAAGAGAAGCATCTTGAGCTTTATCGGACATAATAACTACTTCAGCTCCAGAAAGATCAGCAGTAATTATATAATGTTCTTTATAATAAAAACATTCTCTATATTCATTAGGTCTAGGTACGTTTTGACTGTTAAATTTATCAGGTTGTGACCTACCGCCTCCGGATTGTAGTCTACCATTAAGAGCGTTATTTTGTCTATATATAGTATGTATTTTTCCAGTTTTAGGTTGAATTTTATCTAAATAATTTTGACCATAATTAGTAATACGAGTTGTATATAAGCTATATTGTTCTAGTAAATTTATAAAATTAGTTGCAGGGTGATTTTTTCTAGCTTTAATCATTTCTTTTAAAGCAGGAACACCAACAGTAAATCCAGCAGTTATTTTAACTACTCCATTATGAGTGTATTCTGAAATTTTCTTATCAGTATCAGGATAACCTATATCATTAGTATTAACAAACTTTATGTCTTTTTTTAATATACCAAAATTAAGTACTTTCTTATCTTGAAATACAGGTATATGAAAATTACCTTCTTTATTAGGTAATATAAATTGCCAAATTGCAAATAAATACTTTAATTGAGTATCACTAGAATAGTTAACATATTTTTCTTTTTCAGAAGAATGTTCTTTAAATTTTATAGAATCACCAAACAAATCAATTGAGGTAATTTCTATTTTATCATTACGTTCTCTATTATACTTACCTCCACTAATATATTGTTTTCTATTTCCACTATATTGTTCTGTTAGTTTAATTCTTTCAGCATCTAATTGTAATTCTAATTCGTATTTTTTCTTTTTATTAAAAACAATATTTTGCTCCCATTTAGGTACATTTAAGTGGAAACCGTCTAATTCCATATCTCCTAATATATATACTAAAGGCATAGAAACAGCTTTAACCCAATCATATTTTTTATGTAATTTAAGATACTCTATTTGCTTATCGTGTATAGTTTTTAAATCACAAATATCGTCTTTTAAATATTGATAATCTTCAGCAACTGGAACATAAGTTTCACGAGTAAAACCTATAAAATGAGTTCTAATATCTTTACTTGTACGAACTCTATCAGGTAAATATCGTTTTGTTTGAGCGGCTAAATTAAAAAATATACCTCCAGGATTTTTTTTACTTACTTGAAGTCCTTGATATAGTCTTCTATCGGCTATTTCTGTATCCCATACATTAGTACATAAAAAACCATAAGTAGTATAAAGAAATTTTATATCAAATTTAAAATTACTGCCTATAAAGAACATATCTTTTAATGAAGTCATAAGTTTTATAACTCCTTCATCTAATATCATATCAGCAGCTATAATAATAGTAGTGCCTTCAGAATAAAGACCAAATAAAAGCAAATCTTGATACTCATTTAAACCTTCAGTTTCACCATCACCACAAGCATATTTCCAATGTTTAGTGATTTCCATTGCAAATTCAGGCGTAATACTTTCAAACCCAAAAGTTTCGCCTTTTGTTATTATATAATCTTTTTCTATCATTTCATTTTATCTGTTTAAAAAAAGTACAAGTAGTATTAATACTTGTACTTTAAATTATTGTTATATAACATTAATATTCATTTTTTCAAGGGTTTGTTGAAAAGTAACCGTGTCAAAAAACGTAATCAAAAAATATGGCATAACTTTTAACAAACTACTTAATTAAAGTCCAATCAAATTTATTCATAAATTTAGTTTCTAATTTAGTCCACTTTTTAGGATTTTTCCATCTTCCTCTAGCATAAGCATATCTAACTTTAGTGTAATCATTATCATATTTAATTAACAAATCAGACATATAAGCAACACTACATTCTAATAAAGTCAATCTAGTTATAGTATCTATATTTAATTTATCTAAATAATAATCTCTAGTAGGTTTGTATATTTGTAAATCACCTAAACTATCTTCATTAGGATCAAGACAAACTCTAATATAATCTAAACTATCTGGATATCTCCAACCACTTTCATTATCTCCAACAAGATGAATAAATAATACATCTACATCGTACTTATCAGAAAACATATCTACGTAATAAAATATACTATTTTCGTTTAAGTCTAAAGCAGGTTCTTCTATTGCAGTTATAGGTTCAATATTTTCATAATTTTTCAAATCAACAACAGTTAATAAGTAATAAAAACTAAAAAAAATTAATACAGTTAATAACAATAAATAAAAATAAGGTTTAAGTTGATTCCACATAATGATTATCTTTAAGTGACCATTTAAGATTTGCATCTTTTATAACTTCTTCTATTATATCAACAATCTCAGATCGCTTTTTTAAAGGATATATTAAATGAATAGTAGTAATTGTTTTTGTTTTGTTGATTTTTAATAAACATTCATAAATATATTGCTTATTAACAAAATCAGAATCCTCGTTATCGTCGTTCTCTTCTTTATTTGTTATTATTGTATCATTATATTTCTTATAAAAAATAATGACAAAAGATAAAAGTATACAAGTTATACTTATTAGTAATAATATTTCTATTTTATTCATAATAATTTTTTAGTTAATTGTTTAAATCTTTAATTTTTAATAATCTTTTTCTAAGATTATGGCTTTTAGGAGATATTCTTCCTTCTTTAGGTATTTTTATACTAAGACCTATAGACCAACCTTTTTTAGTTTGTACTATTTCCATAGAATTTAAAGTATAAACGTGTTCTTTATATACTTTAACAGTTCCATCAGTAAAATGTTTACTCTTTTTTTTAATAATAGGCAACATAAAACTATTTTTTGGTATAGAACCACTAAAATGTTTTACAGATATACCTTTTTTAATTGTTTCACCATTATCCCCGATTACAGGAGGAACATGTACAAATTTTCTACCACGTGTGTTTTTTTTCATTTTTTTTTTATTTTTATTTTAAATTAATATATAAGCAGTTTCAGATGCTCTACTTAAAGCAACATATAATAATCTTTTCATTTCAAGATTATTAGGATTTCTAACTAAATTTTTGTAATTTACAATTACAGAAGTATATGTACTTCCTTGTGATTTGTGTGTAGTACAAGAATAACCAAAAGTAAAGTTTTTCTTTTCTATAACAGTACCTCTATTAGTTTTTAAATCAAAAGCTAAAACAAACTTTAATCTAAATCTATAATACTTACTCCAACCTTTTCCACCACCAGTACGTTTGGCGATTTCTTGTTGAGCATAACACATCTCAGTAATAACATCTTTACTAGGACTACCAACACAAAATAACTCTGTTATGTCGTTTCCATTTCTAATTTTTAATGTTTTACCTGTTAGTTTAATTCTTTCAACTATTTTAGTACTAGGAGTAATGCTAAGTATAACATAATCTTTACTATTAACAAGTAAAGGTTCATTTTTACCTTCTCTTAACGTTTGAGTAGCTGTAATTATTTGTTTTTCGTGTAGCCTTAAACTGCCAAATACTTTTTCAACTATTTTATTATTCCAAGCAGTTACAGCATTGTTAGACCAATTAAGACATTTACAATCTATATTATGTGAGATTAAAAATACTACTTTTTCTAAAATTTTTGCTCCTTCATTATAAATAATATAACCTTTATTGTTGTATAATACTTCAGTAGGTTCTTTAATTAGTTCTAAATAATTATTAGTATCGTTAATAACGTCTTTTCTTAAAACAGATAATAGTTGAATAAGAGGATTATCTTTTTCTTGTCTAACTATTTCAGTAAGAGTTATAACATCTACATCTGTATTACTAAATACATAAGATATTTCCTCATTAACAGGATTAACTTGAACTTCATCACCTATAAATAAAACTTTAATGTAATTTCTATAACATATAGCTTTAAGCGTTTCATATAATTCTTCATTAATCTGAGAAGCTTCATCTATAATTACAAAACTATAGTCTTCTATTATTTGTTTATTAACAACATGAAATATCGGATTTAAAGGGTCAAATTCAGATATATCTAAATTAATACCAATACCTAAAAGTTGATGTAATGTATAAGCATCAAGAGGACAGTTTTTACCTATAACTTCTTTAGCTTTATGAGTAGGAGCCGCAACACAACAATTATTAGGGTTAAGTTTTAATACTTTTATTAAATGTTGAGCTAACCAAGTTTTACCAGTACCAGCAGGACCGTTCAAAGTAGTGAAATAACTATTACTATTATACCAATTGTTTAACCTAATTAAAGCTTCGTTTTGGTCGTTAGTTAATATTACTTCATTCATTTGTTCTTTTATAATTTGCTAATCTTTTACGAAAACCTATCAAAGTAGTTTCACTCATATTTGTAGGTAATTTTGGATAATATTGATCGTGTATTTTATTTGTTTTATGTATTTCAATTTCTTTATTACTCATAAGTTCAACTTTTTTAACGTTAGTTGTTGTTTTATTTTGATTAATTCCTTCTGTTATTTCTAATTTTTTCATATTATTATTGTTATTAATTAAGCTACAGATAAAGTAAAACCAGGAATAGTTTCTTCTTTAAAAGGTATAGGTGTAAATGTAGGTATACTAATTACTTGAACGTTAAGTTTAGCTAAAGCTTCAATAATTAATTCAGGATTTTCTATTCCTACAATTATTACACTTTTTTTGTTAGTTACTACATTTTTTATAGCTTCTATTTGTTTAGTTCTTTTATTGATACTTTTACAGTTACCAATAGACCATCTCATTGTTGGTTGTTTTTTTAATCTATTCATTTTTAGTTGTTTGTTAAATTTATAATACCTCAATAAAGAGGTCGCACAATATGAAGTTGAGTAGTAATTAATAACTCTACGTTGTTAGTTATTATTTATACATCTTCATTAGGACTAATACTTTCATATTAGAACGCAAAATAGTAATTATTACGAATTACCTTACTATAATGCTGCCAGATTAATCAATAGTTCTCCAACTATATCATAAAATTTATAATTACCTATACGGTATTAATAATGTAACTTGCCTTATTACAAACTATTTAAGATTTTTTCCTCTCTAGTAGTTTTCCTCTCTTATCAACTTGGTAAAGGTTAATATTGAGTCAATCAAAGAACATAATTCTTATTCTTCTTGTTCGTCTTTAGTCGCTGCTTCTGTAATACTACTATCAGAAGGTGTATCTACAGCAGTTTTCCAATTAATAAGATCATATTCAATATTATTTTGATCTAAAATAGATTTTAAATAATTTATATCATCTACTCTTTCAGCGTATTCAGACGTTAAAACATCATAATCCATACATTTATTAAGGATTTCTGTTTTACGATTTTTAATTTCTATTATATGATTTTCATTACGTAACTTTAAAAGACGTATTTTATCTTCTAAATCGTGTCTAATATTGATATTGTGTTTAAAATCAGCTTTAAGTCTATTATGATTCATAAGTAATAAAGCTACAAAAGCTCTACTACCTCCTTTAATTCTGTTCAAAGCCGCACTAGTAATTTCGACATTACCTACTAACACTGAAGGAACGTTAATTACTTTACCTTTGTAAATAAATTTTATTTTTTGTTTTTGTTTTTTATTTTTCATTTGTTTTTGTTTGTTAATAAAGAAGCTCTCCTACTTCTACTTGATGATAAGTAGTTCGGAGAGCATCAATAACTTAATATTAGTACTTCTACTTTTACTACAAGTGTCCTTATTCTGTAATCTTCTAGTAATATTAAGATTAGTATTTTAATTAATTTGTATTAATTATTTTGTTCATTTCTACCGTCTACAAAACCTCTATTATAACCGTCAGAATAACTATCATCATCTTCTTGCATATTAGGTAATGGTGCATAAGGAGCATAAGGAGCTATACAATTTTCTATTTGATAACAATAACCTTCTTCCCAACCATCTTCATATCCTCTTTCAAAATCTGTTGTCATACTTACCATAGTAAGCATTAATATTATTAATAATTTCATTTTATTTATTTTATTTTATTTATTTATCTTAATTCAGGTGGATAATTATCACTATCATCAAACATCCAATATATTATTACACCAATTACTATTAGTGTTAATGTTATTTTTATTATTTTTATTATTAACACCATCTTTTATTACAGTCAAAACATTGAAAACAATTAAAAGATTTAATTAAATCCATAAACTGATTGCAACAAGGTGATTTTGGTTTGTTTTTAAGTTTGTTTATCATTTTGTTTATTATTTTCTTTATCATAATTTTTTTAAATTAAAATACAACAGGTTTCGATGATTTTTGTGCTACCTCTACATTGGTAGTTCCTGTTGTATTATATTATAAATTGTCTTTAATCCATTCTATAATAGAACAGATGTTTGTTTATAAATTTGATTGTTTCATAAAAGTAAATATATAATTGTTAAATAAAGTAATATTATACTAATAGTTACATATAATATTCTATTAGGTACAATATCTTCTGTTTTTTTATCTATATAATTAACTATATATATAGCAGGTACAAAAATAACTGCTAAACTTACTATAAGAAATATAATAATAAGTATTATAAGTCCTATACATTCTTTTGGTGTTGATATCATAATTTTATTTTTAATGTTAAATGTTAATTTTTTATTACTATTGATTCAATTATTGGTATTACAGTAGAATAATCTCTAACCCCATTATAATAAGAATCATCATTTGCATCTATTAATTGAACAAGACGTATATTATAATATAACTCATCATAAACATCACAAGTATCTTGTTGTAATGTTTCATTTCCCTCTTTTGTAATGGTTTGACCTAAAACTTCTGCTAATACTCCTAAACAACAATGAGAATTATCTTTTTTAAGTCGTCCATTTGTTTGAGTATAATTACCACTTTTTAAAGCTTCTAACCATTTATCTTTTATTTCTTGTGTTATTTTATTCATTAAGCTTATAATTTTTTAATTTAATTCTATGTGCTTTACATTTATCAGGTCTTTTAGTAACACCTGTTATGTATTCTTCTATTCCATTATAAGAATATTCTAAATCTAAAGCTTTACCTTTACCATCAGTTATTTCCTCTATAATAAGTTCTTCTTTGTATAACACAGTTATTACATTAAGAAAATAAGTTATATCACCTAAAATAACAACAGCTTCTACTCCAGATTTTAAGTGATTTATAACTTCATTAGCTGTTGCTGTAATTTTACTTTTATTTCTTTTCATAATTACCTATTCCATTTATTTATTGTTTAAGTTTTGTAAGTGCTAATATATACTAATTCCATACATATTAATAATTATTGTTGAAAAAAGTTTATTTATTATTTCCAGATGTTCTGAGTTAAGAATGTTGTTATTATTAAAGTGATTGTTTTGGTTAGCTGGGTGAGTTGATAAATTATTATTGGGTTGAAGTTATATATTAGTAGTGGAATGATGTTTTGGGTTATAATTGAGAGGTTGTTTTATATGTGGTAGTATAAGTCTACGCTAATAACTGCTATCACTATTAAATCTATCACCACCAAAATCATTATTAAAATTAATTAACACTTATCCACAACTAATTAACATCACTATCAATTACCATTTATTTATTGTAACTTCGATCTATAGATGCGAAAGCAACTAAATAATCATTATTAATAATTGTATTAAAGGAATATAATATATTTTTTTTAAGAGGAAAAAAAGAAAACAAAAATTAAAAATTTTCTTATTTCTTTTTTTAAATTTTTTTATTAATTATTATTATTATCTCCAAAATCAATATTTTATTTATCTGATTAATTAATAACTAAATAACTATGTTTGAATCTATTATTGGAAATTTACAAATAATATCTCTAAAATCATTTTATTTATTATTATTATCTTCAAAATTATTATAACTCATTCCCTTTCCTCTCCCCTCTCCCCCCAAATAAAATTAATCTTCTTTTTCTAAATTATCATTGATAGAAATACCAAGTTGATTTCCAATTTCAAGAGATTCAACAATTTCTGATGATTTTACGAAATTTTCAAATAAAATTAATGTTCTATTAGTTCCAACACTATTAACAGTAATTAATTCTTTTATTTGAAAATTTGTTTTTTTTATTTTTATAATATCAAGTTCAATATTTATTCTAGCTTCAACTTCAGTATTGAATAATGTAATATTAAAGGGAATTAATACATTATTACCTTTAAAAGAAGGTGTAGATATTATAATACCATTAAATTTATCAATAGTATGAGTGTTTTTTAAGTTAGTGAAACCTCTAATGGTTACAAAACTATAAGTTGTAAATTTATTTATCATTTTTTATGTTTATGTTTATTATTATGTTTATTATTATTTTGATGTTTTGGGTTTAAACCGATGTTTTGGGGTTAAACCGAATAACCACAACAATCAGACTCGAATTTAACGAGTACCTGTGTCGCAAAAACAAGTAGATGTAGTATTATCGGTAATATAGGGAAGAAAAGAAGATAAATTTAAAAACAATTTTAGAAAAGTATATTAGAAACAAAAAATGCAAGCATATCCGAAGATACACTTGCATATTAATTGGATTACATACCCATAGCTGCTTCCATTTCAGCTTCAATAGACATTGCAGGAGTTGCAGAGTGACTAGAAGCTACCATAGTTTTAACAGCATTTTGATTAGCTGCAAGAGTAGTTAAACTCCAAGCTGGTAAACCTATTTCGTAATAAGTTTTTTCACCACTATTAAGGTTCTTACGAAATGAAGCAGTTTTATAGATAAATATATCACCTATTTGAGCTTTATCTCCGGCTTTTACAGTAATAATTTTACCGTCACGTGTAAGTTCAGTATCACGAGAAGCACCTTCAGTAACAAGAGTACTATTAGTGTCTAAAACTAGCTTATGACCGGCTTTATAATCTACGAAATCAGCTGTAAGAGTACAACCTTTAAGAGCAGCAGTAATTATACCACTAGCATCAGTAGTTTTAGTACCAAGTTGAGAAGCAAACTCTCTTTTAAGAGCATTTGCTTCAGAAGCTCTTAAATTAATTGATTTATCGTTACTAAGTCTAACGATAGAAAATTCTCCATTACTGGCATCCTTGATGTCAGTAATTGTAAACGTTTGTTTGTTCATAATGTTTAAATGTTTAAAAGTTGAGTTGTTGAGAAAAATAATATACTTTAACATTTCAGCTAAAAAGTTCGTTAATTATAAAATCAATTATATTAAGGAGTATATCAAAAACAAGTAGATGTAGTAATCTCTGATTATGTTGTAATAGTGTAGTTAACCTACACTATTATCAAGATTATTAAAAGCTTTAGCTATGATATTATTCATAGCTTGTTTCCTTTTCTTTTGCTCATCTATCTCTTCACGTACTGTACGTATAGTAACTACATCTACAGTAGTAGTATCATACTCCTTAGTACTAAGATAAATAAGTTTCAATGCTACAATAGTAAGCACAACACTAACAATTGTCATTGTCATAATAATACTAGCACTAGTATTAGTAACAAGTATAAGAAATACAATAGCATACCAAGAGAGACATACTAATGTTGTTGTAATGATACGTAGTGTATCCATAAATTTATTTGTCATAATTTTCTAATTAAGTTTTAAGTTAAATGTTTATTGAAATGTACGGGGGTATGTTCATTTCAAAATTAAGTAGCGGGGGTATCATCTAGGTGGGTTACACGTTAGACAAAAACATCTTCTTTAAAAATAATAAAATAATAAAAAATTTACAAATCACGAATCATAAAACATAATCATCCCAATCTTTTTAATTATCTTCATAAGCATCCAAAAAATCCCCACCAAATTAATGATGAGGATTAACGGTAGCGAAACCATCAGCGTCCGTAACAGACAACTATTTTACAACCCAATTACCAATCTTTATCTTATAATCAATAATAGGAATATCTTTAAACTCTAACAAACAATATAAAGTAATCATAGCTTTAAATACAAGTAATAAAACATCATTACTAATACGCTAGTAGTTACTATATAAAAATATAAAAACAAAACTTTATTAGTTTTTTCAGCTCTTTCTATATAAGCTTTATATAAATAATAACTTCTAGCAAATAAGCTTACTATTAATATAATATCGTACATAATTTAGTTATTATAAAAACTACAAATACTATAACTAATAACACTAAAACAAATATATCTTCAGTTGAATATTTATTGTTCATTTATCTATAACTAATTAATATTCTATACCACTTAACAAACCAATTATGTCTAACAGCAGGTAAACCTTTTGCCATATTACGTAAAGTATTATTATCAATTAATGCAGCAGTAAGTTTTCCTTTCACATAATATTTAATTTCAATTAAAGGATTAGAAATAAGACCTTCATATTCATCAATAGACACTATTCTTACTAGGAGAATCTCACTGTTAGTATTTATTTTAATATTTATAAATTTATTCTTTTTCATATTATGTTAATTTTTATTTAAACAGTTTGTATTGTATTAATTACATCCTCTTCTTTGATACAATGATTTTCACCTCTTATAGTATCTACTCCGTAATGACCTTTCATTGTTTTATAAATAATACCAACTTTAATAGTGCCTTTAATACCATTAATATTATCTATTGCAATAAAAGATATTCTAGTTCCTATTTTGTGTTTCATAAAAAATGTTCTTCTTATAGGCAGATTTAATAGGTCTGCCTATAGAAAGAATACTTTTAAAGCATCACAAACAATAGTAATGCTTTATTGACATAAACAAACTTATCCTTTATAGAATAACAATTTAACAAAGTTCATTTGAGAATCTAAACCCGTATTAACCGCATGACTAAACAATCTTTGAGTGTTTTGATTTTTATCTCTACTTTCATTAAAAGCATTAGCAGCATTTAATACTTTAGCAAAACTAGTTTTAATAAATTCAACTTTTTCATCTCCACTTGGATTAAATGTAAGTCCGACTAATTTACCACCAAAAGTTTCATGAAGATTAGTTTCGTCTTTACTTTCTTGTATTGTTTCTTTTTCAGTAGTTGTAGAAGTAGTTGTAGAAGTAAGCATTGGAATACAAGCTTCGACTATACTTTTAAATATAAAATCTTTAGCTTTTTCTTTATTTTCGAGTTTATCATAAGGAATTAAACTAGGATGAGTTTTCTTTATCAAGTCTTTTTCTGTACCATAAACAAAACCATCTTCTATTTTAAATTTCATCCAATTTTCGTGCATTTCAGCAGCAGTAACATTAGGGTTATCTATTCGGTATTTAACACTATTAACAGCACTATCTTTAATATTTTGAGAAACATTATCCCAATCTACTTGGCTATTGTCTCCTAAACTTTCACAATAGCCTTTATTGGCTTGGTGAGCGATTTTTGCTATGTCTATTATATTCATAATACAAATGTAATCTTTTTTACTAAAATGCAACATTATTATATACTATTTTTAAAAAATTTTAAAGAAATTTTGTAGTTATTAATATATGTATTATTTTTGTAGGTATAAAAGTAAATGTAATGAGTTTTCCAAAAATAGATATAACATTAGAACGTACTTTAAAAGAGGTTCAAACTAAATTTAAAGATAAATTTGGTACTGATATATCATTACGTCAAGTTTATTTAATTATAGCTATACAAGAAGAGCTTACAACTAATGCAGTATTTACTGGCAAAGGAATTAGATTACCAAATATAGGTAAGTTCGGAATTACAGCTAAAAAAAGTAAATATATGACAACAGAAGATATTCAAAAACAAGAACATTTACAAACTAACGGTTGTTTAATTCAAACTTGTTTAGCTGACGATACTATTGGTTATTAATAATGTTTAGATTATTTGAATTTAATGATAATAGAGTTTCTTTAGCTACAGATAGTCTTAAAGTAATTCCTGAATTTAATTACATTCTTACTCTTAAATATAACACTAGAGAAGGAGACGCTACAGGTATAAAAAGACACCAAGCTACTAAGATTTTCACTTATATTTATTATATGTATGATATTAGAAGTCCTTATTCTAGTATAGCAGAAGATAAAGAACGTCATAAAAAAGCAGCTAAAGATTCAGGACTTGGTATAAATTTTAAACCTAATAATAAAGAAAAACAAGCAATAGTTAAATTTAAAGAATTATCTGAATATACTTATCCTGAAATTAAGTTACTTAAAAGTTTAAAAGATAGTATGGAAATTAGTGATAAGTTTATTAGCTTAACTAATAAAAAAATGTTAAATCTTTTAGAAAAAGTTGAGACTGTTGATCTAAATGAATTACAAGATGAAGATCAAGCAGAATCAATATTAAATGTATTAAGTGTAGTTACTAGTAGTATAAAAGAAGAAATTAATTTTGTTATGCCTTTTATTGATAAAGTAAAAAAAGGTATACAAAGCATTAACGAAATAGAAAAAGAGTTAATGAAACAATTTAAAGAAGATACAGTAGCTAAAGGTGGACATCAAATAGGCAATAGAGCAGACCCTAGATAATGATATTAAAAACAAATGTATTTATAAATACAATATACGCTATAGGTAAAGATGAATTTAATATTCGTAAACTTACTGATAAAGATAAAGACGAAAATGAAAAATATACTCCTTTTAATTTAAACTTATTATTTGTAGTTCATTATTACCAAAGTAATGACGGTAAAACTGTTGTTGTTTTAAGTACAGAACAACATTTAAAACTAGACGAAGATTTTGATGCTTTTGAAAAATTAATGTTTTTGGTTAGTCCAGTAAGACAACTAGAATTGATAAGTCCTCATGGAACTGTTTCGCAAAGAACTCTTAATGTACATAATAATATAGTTAGTGAAATAGTTTCTTTAGAGTAGTAATTAAGAATTATAACTAATGATAGATATAGGATTAAATAGAGTTAAAGGTTATTTTGACGGACCTTCTCATAAATATAGTGATGATAATCAAACAAAATATACTAGTTGTACTACTTTTATACATCAGTTTGAAAAACCATTTGATAAACATTATTGGGCTGAATATAAAGCTAAAGAAAGAGGAATAAGTAAACAAGCAATATTAGATGAATGGGCAGGAATTAACAAAGCTTCTTTAGATAGAGGTAATAAAATTCACGATGCATTTGAAGATGGTATTAATAAAGTTTATGTAGACGCAGCTAAGAAAGAAGATATTCTCTTTACAGGCAGCCATTCTGATGCTCGTTATCAAAAACCCACAGGAATTACTACTATTATAGAACTTAGAAGTTCTCCTGCTTATGTTGCTTATCCTTTAATTAGGCAATATATGGAGAAACTTATATTTGCTGGTTATGTTATATATGCTGAATATAGATTATTTAGACCTGAAATTCAAATTGCAGGTATGGTTGATATTTTAGCAATTAAAGGTAATGATGTTATAATAGTAGATTGGAAAACTAATAAAAAACCAATGTTAATGACTTCTGGTTATTATCGAAAAAAGATACAAAATGGTGTTAAAGTAGAAACTACTACTTTTGTTAGAACGTTAGATTTTATGAAACCGCCTATAAATGACATATATCATTGTTTAGGAATGACTTATACATTACAACTAAGTTTATACGCTTATATGATAGCTATGTATGGTTTTAATATTAAAGGTTTAGTTTTATTTCACATTAAACCTGAAAGAGATAAAACTACTAATTCTAATATAGATGTCGTAACTGCTTATTCGCTTGAATTTAAAAGAGAAGCAATTGTTAAAATGTTACAACATGATAAAAGGATATGAAAAAAATATTATTAATAACAAGTAGCGAACGTATAGCTAAAGAGTTTTTAGATAATAAAAAATTTATTACAACTTTAGGAGATATAAATAATATAGTTAAATTAAGATTTCATTTATTTGATTGTGATGCTTGTGTTATTAGTGTATTACCTAAAGATTATAATGCAGAAGATTTTATATTACTTTTAAATGCTATTAATTTAGTTAAAAATGGTTATATTTTTTTTGTAACTAGAAACAATGACTACTCTAAACAAATATTAAGTAAAGAAACTTATAAACAATTTAAACAAATTAGCACTATAGCTAATGATAAAAATAATTTTTTATATCTTAATCATTTAGATTTTTTAATAAAAGAACTTGAAGGAAATCCAATTACATACGAACGATAAGTTAACTACTGCTTATGAATACGAAGATGTTGCTTTTTGTAATACTTCTTTGTTTACAGAAACTTCTAGATACTTTACTAAACATGGAGTATATACTCACGCACCTAACGGAACTTTAGATCATAAAGATTTTTGGGATAGAGAAGAAAATAGAATACTTAACGGTATAACTGTTCCTGGAAAACTATTACCTGATGGTAGCATACAAAAAGTACACATTACTGGAGAACATTATAGTTATCTTAATTATACTAGAATAAAACTTACTAAAGACAAAGAAGCAAGTACAGAACAATTAATAGCTGCTAAAAAACAAGAAAGTAAAGCTAGAAAAAAGATAGAAACTTTTCCTGCTTTTTGGGATGGTGATTATCATTACTTTAAAGCTAGAGCTTTGGCTAGAGAACTTGGACTTCACATGGTTGTTTCTAAAGGTAGACGTAAAGGTTACTCTTATAAAAACGGTTCTGTTGTTAGTCGTACTGCTACTTTTGTTCCTAAAAGTGTTACTATACTTGGTGCTTATGATAAGAAATATCTTACACAAAAAGGGGCTATAACAACAATGGCTAAAACTGGTCTTGATTGGTTTCAATTACATACTGACTTTAATAGAGGTTGGTTAAAAGAAACTATGGAAGATTTGCAACTTGGTTATAGGAGACAAGGTAGTCAAATGAATCACGGTTATCAAAGTGGTGTTTTATCTTTATCTTTTATGGATAATCCTGATGCTGCTATTGGTAAAGATGCAGAAGAAATAATATTTGAAGAAGCGGGTAATTTTCCTAATCTTTTAGATGCTCTTGATGTTACAATGAGTACTATGGAAGATGGAGACTTTACTACAGGTATGATAACCGTTTTTGGTACGGGTGGTGTTAAAGAAGGTAATTATGCCGCATTTGAAAGTATCTTTTACGAACCTGAATCTTATGGATTTATGCCTTTTCATAATATTTTTGACGACGAAGCTACAGGTTCTGTTTGTGGATTTTTTCACGGACAACAACAAAATTTTGCACCTTATTTAGATAAAGACGGTAATAGTGATATTAAAGGAGCTTTAGAATCTATTGAAAAAGATAGAATACTAAAGAAAACTAAAACAACAAATCCGCAAGTATACAACAGGTATGTTGCTCAAAGATGTATTAAACCTAGTGAAGCTTTTGGTGGAACTAATGTTAGTATATTTGATAGTCAAGAATTACGAGATCATATTAGTATTGTAGAACATAATCCTTTTTATAAAAATTTACGTAGAGACGGTAAATTAGAAGAAACCGCTATAGGTATAAAATATTTAGATAATAGTGTTTTACCTTATAAAGATAAACATAACTATTTAGATGGTAAAAAAAGTTTAGATAACGATTTAACTGGATGTTATTCAGAATGGTTTAGACCATATCGTGATGCTAATGGAAATATACCTAGTGGATTATATAGAGTATGGAATGATCCTTATGCTTTTGAAATTGAACAAGGAGAAATAACAATAGCTGATTCTTTGGGTTCTACTTATGTATACGAACGACCTAATAATTTTACACCTACTAAAGGAGATTGTATAGTTGCTTGTTATGTTGGTAGACCTAGTAATCCAGATGACTATAATCAACAATTACTTAATATTACTAAATATTGGAACGCTATATGTCAATTTGAAAGAGATAGAGGTGATGTTAGGAATTACTTTAAAAGAGCTGGTGCTTGGAATTTACTTGCAGATTCTCCTGATTTTGATTGGAAAAGAGAGTTACAAGGTAAAAGAACAGTAGATAAAGGTATTGTATTATCACACGGTTCGGATAGGAAAGGTAATGCTGCTATAATACTTAAGCAATGGTTATATACTAAAAGAGGATTTGACGAAGAAACCAAAAAAATAGTGTATAACTTGCATAATATTTATGATTTAGGATTGCTTCGAGAGTTGTCTAAGTGGCATTTAAAGGGTAATTTTGACCGAGTTTCGAGCTTTCTAATAGGTATGCTTGATAAAAATGAGATTTCTCATACTGCTATTAAAAATGAAGAAACTAAAGCTAAAAATGGATTTTTTACAAGGCTTCAAAAAGGTCAATTTTATTAAATAATGACTAACTTAACACAAGAAGATAATTACAATACTAATAATGAAGGTAATGCTACTGGTTTACCTTCTCGTTTAGTTACTACTGCTCAAAAATACGCTAATGATATGCGTTGGGCTAAGAACTTTATTGATTATATAATTAACGAAGCTGGTTTTACTGATCCTATTTATACTGAAATGTTTACTCTTTATCGAGCAAGAGAAGGTAAATTAAACGCTAATGATTATGAACATATTCTTAATCCTTTTAAATTTAACGAAGATCAAGCTAATAAATTTAGACAACCTGCTAAATTAAAAAATTATCCTTTAATTGCTCCTGTTGCTGATTTGCAACTTGCTGAATTTAGTAAACGTCCTAAAATAGCAAGAGTTCTTGCTTTGGATAGTACATTTGAAAATGAATTTCAAAAAGGTATTGGAGCTATTATTAATAAAAGTCTTAAACAAAAATTTGTTAATGAGTTAAACGAACAAGGTGTTGAAACTGAACAACCTAGCGTTCCTGAAGAACAAATAAGTAAAGATAAAGAAGAAGCAATTGAAAGTTTAGTAGAAGAACTGACTCAACAAGGTCAAGATGCTATTGATTATCTTAAATATGATTTAGATTTAGAAGACATACATCAAACTGGTTATAACGATTGGCTTACAGTAGGGACTGTTATAAGTTATAAAGAAGTAAGTGATTTTGGTATTAATTATGAAATAATACCACCTTATAAATTAAGTTTTCTTAAAAGAGATAATGTGACTTTTATAGAAGATTTATCTGAAATATTAAGAAGAGAAAGATTTACATTTAATGAACTTGTTGATAGATTTGAATTTACAGAAGAGGAATTAAAATCTTTAGAAGGTAAACATGATTTTGGTTTAACTTTTGACGGTACTATTTTTGTTAATAATGATGCAGATGAAAATTGGGATTCAAATAATTTAGGTAATCTTAATAGTTATGGTTATGATTGTTGTCATGTCCAGTTTACAGCAGGTAAAAAAGTTGGAATAGTTTCTTATATAACTCCTATAGGATCTATTGAAACTAAAGATGTTGATGATACTTATGTTTTGAATAAAGAAGCTGGAGATATAAATATTGAATGGCGATATGTAAATGAAATTTGGGAAGGTTGGAGAATAGAAGATAGTATTTATAAAAAAGTAAGACTTTTAAAAGTACAAAGAGAAGAAATTAACGCACATGCTGGTAGAAAATTATCTTACAATGGTCGTTGGATTAGAACTAAAACAGGAGGAATAAATAGTTTAGTTAAGACTGGACTTAATTATCAATATACTTATAATTACATAAACTTTAAATTTGAAAAGATTATGAATAAGAATAAAGATAAGATAGCTATGATACCTTTAAGTATTATTCCTACCGGTGATGGTTGGGATGAAGATACATTTATGTATACAGCTGATGCTTTAGGTTTTGGTTTTTATGATGATACTGCTCCTGGTGCTGCTGCTGCTTTACAAGGTATGAAAGTATTAGATATGGGATTAGCTGATTATGCTTCTGCTACTTATAATCTTTTACAGCAAGTAAAACAAGAATATTGGGATGCTATAGGTATGAATCGTCAAAGATTCGGTAATACTAATTCAAGTGACGGTAAAGCTGTTACAGAACAAGCTATATTTAGAAGTAGTTTAATAACAGAAGAATATTCAAGACAATATGATTCTTTCTATCAAAGTGACTTAAATGGTCTTTTAGATTATAGTAAAGTTGCTTGGATTAAAGGTAAAAAAGCAAAATTTAGCAACTCTAATAAACGAATTGTTACTCTTGATATTATGGGTGAAGATTGGTTACATAGAGATTGGAAAATTTTTATAGGTAACAGTGAAGAAGAAGCAAGAAAATTAAACGAAATTAGACCTCTTGCAATGCATCTTATACAAAATAGTAGTGAAAAAAGTTTAGCTATAGATGTTATAGATACTGATAATGTAACTGACATTAAACGTATATTTAAACAATACGATAAATTACAATCTGAACTTGCAGAAAGACAACAAGCAAGTCAAGAAGAAGCTAATAAAGTAGCTATGGCTGATATAGAAAAGAAAGCTGAAATTGCTCAATATAAAATAGATGTAGAAAGTAATACTAAAATTAAAGTAGCTGAAATTACGCAAAATGGTCAAGAAGACGGTAATGAAGACAATGAAAAACAAGCATTAGATAGAGATAAACTAAATCATACTATAACAAAAGATAATAAAGATTTAGCACAAAGACAAAAAGAACATAACGATAAAATTAATTTAGACAATAAAAAACTAAATGTACAGAAAAAAAGTGTATAATGGTTTGATATCTGTTAGAGGTATTTATTTGGGTTAAAAAGTATTTTAAATAAACTATATAAAAATAAGTAAATATATTAAATTTGTAATAATGAAAGTAAACAAGAACAACAACGAATGTAATCTTAATATAAAAGAAATTTCGGGTTATTTAAACTTTTTTCCAGTTTTGGATGAAGGAAATATCGCTAATCTTGATGATATTGAAGAAGAAGAAAATGATGATGATGGTTTTTTAGGTATAGATAACGATCCTACTATTGATCCTCCTAGTGATCCTGTCATTGATGAAACTGATGAAGATAAAGCTGCAAGAGAACTACTTGAAAAGAAAACTGAAGATGAAAAAATAACAGACAAAGATAATAAAGAAGTTACAACTAATTTATATGATAAAGAAGGTAATCAAGTTAATGCGGAAGGTAAGATATTAAAAACTAAAGAAGAATTAACAGAAGAAGAAACTAAAGCTGCTGATATTAAGAAAAAAGAACTAGAAGCTAAAAATGAAAAAGTTTTTTATGATAAAGAAGGTAATCAAGTTGATACTAAAGGTGAAATAGTTAAAACTAAAGAAGAACTAGAAACAGAAAATTTTGATTCTTTACCCGCTATTAAACAACTTCAAATTCTTGACGGTTATGATCTAAAAGATGAAAAAGGAGAAATTTTACAATTTGAAGATACTATAGAAGGTTTTCAAGCTTATAATGAAGCTGTTTCTACACATAGAGCAACTGAACTTTATAATGACAAAGTAAAACAAGAGGAAAATGATACTCCTGAAATTGTAAAAAAATTTAATGCTCATATTAAAGCTGGATTTGGTGTTTCTGATTTTTTTAATAGTCCTTTACACGATATACAAAATGTAAAACTAGAAAAAAGTAATGAAAACCAATTAAAAGAAATTATTAAGCGTAGTTTTGTTCATAGAAAGTACGATGAAAATAGAGCAATAGAAATGGTTAAACGTTCTGAAGCTGCTGATGCTCTTTTTGAAGATGCTGAAATAGCTCTTAAAGAATTACAAAATGCGGATAAAGAACAAACAACAATTAATCAACAAAAAATCAAAGAAGAAAAAGAAAAAGAAAACGCTGCAAGTGTAAATTATTTCAATGATGTTAAAGAAATTGTTACTAAAGGTAAAGTAAAAGATGTAGTTATCCCGAATGCGGATAAAAAAGCATTTTATGAATACTTATCTAAACCTGTTAAGTCTGTAAATGGCCAACTTCTTAGTCAACATGATATTGATATGCAAAAAGAACCTTTAGAAATCGACTTATTAAACGCGTTTCATAGGTTTAAAGGTTATGACCTTAATTCGGTAATTAAAGATAAAGCTAATTCACATAAAGCTAGAACTTTAACTGAACGTATAGTTAAACCAACTAGTACTAATAGTACAATAGTTGATAGTAAAAACATTACTTCTGAAATTGATTGGGATAATGTTAAGTAAATTAGTTTAAAATTTTTAAAAAAAAGAAAAAAGAAAAATGAACAATGCAAGATTGGTCTTTGGTCAAAACTTTGATTCCAAAGGACACACAAACGAAAATAGTTTAGCTGCTGCTAGACTAACTGAACCAGATAAGATTAACAAAACGTTAACTTATCTTCAAGGAAAAGATAGTGATAGATTTCCGTTAACTTTCTTAACAGAAGGACAAACAAAAGGTAACAAAGGTATTGGTATTAATGATATTCAATATACTTGGGATTTTATTGAGCAAATGGATAAAGCTGACGGAGTTGTTAGTAGTAATTATACAATGACAAGTACACCGGGTAAGTCTGGTTCTGAAGTTGAAGTTACAATGAAAACTAGATGGCTTAAACATCAACATACTGTTGTAGCTGAAAATGGAACTCGTGCTAGAATTGTTGCTATGCCTATTAAAGTAAGTAATGGTTGGTTATATAGATTTACTCTTAAATCTATGAATTCTGAAGATTATATTGCTCCTTATTTATTACAAACTGGAGCTAAATGGGCAATGGAAGGTCCAGGTACTGTTTCTGAAAGTTTATCTCATGGTAATGAAAGTAATATTGTTACTCCTGGTAAACTTACTAATCAGATAAGTGTATTAAGAAAATCTTATCATATTGCTGGTAATGTTGGTAATAAAGTAGTTGAATGTTATTTACCTAAAAAAGGAGGAGGTAATAGTAAACTATGGATGCCTTTTGAAGAGTATCAACACGAAATGGTATGGAAACAACATTGTGAAGAACATTCTTGGTATTCTGAATATAACAGAGATAGTAAAGGAAGAATAACAGATATAGACGAAGAAACAGGTCTTCCTATTCCTGAAGGTGCTGGACTTATAGCTCAAATACCAAATCAAGATACTTATAGTTATCTTACTGCTGAAAAACTAGATAAAACAGTTTTATCTGTTATGTATGGTAGAAACGACGGTATTGGTGCTAGAGATATAGTTCTTTATACTGGTATTGGGGGGGAAAGAGAGTTTGATAGAGCACTTAAAGATAAAAGTGCAGGAGTTTCTCAAATAATCGGTGATAAATTTGTAACTGGTTCTGGTTCTACTCTTATGTATGGCGGTTACTTTAACGCATATAAAACCCGTGAAGGTAATAGAATAATTGTTAAACGTCTTGGTATTCTTGACCACGGTAGTAGAGCAAAAGTTGCACCTAAACATCCCGAAACAGGTTTGCCTATAACTTCTTACAATATGTATTACGTAGATCAAACTGTATATGATGGAGTACCTAATATTAGAATGGTACACCAAAAAGGTAGAAGTCTTATAAGAGGTGTAGAACAAGGTATGGCTCTTAAAGGCGGAACTTCTTTTGCCGATTATGGAGGTAATGCGACCAATTTAAATCTTTCTACTGGTCAAGATAAAACTAGTATTCACTTCCTTAAAACAAGTGGAATACAACTTAATAGAAATTCTCATTGTTTTTCTTTAGAAATGGATATATCTATCGCAGTTTAATATAGTATTAACTATTATAATGTAAAAAGTAAAAAGTAGGAGAATTAATATCTCCTACTTTTTTAAACTATAAACAAAAATAAATAAATAAATAAAATGTCACAATATAAAATAAGTAAAAAAATATCTATAAAAAGAAAACCTGTTCCTACTCTTCCCGGACTTACAGAAGATATGAGAACAAGAAAACTAGGTTCTGGTGTTACTAAACCTCCTTTAACTGAATTAGAAAAAATAAAGTATATGCCAACTTTAGTAGGCGTTGCTCACGATGCCGTTAATTTTGAAGAAGCTTGTCGTAATTATTTTGCAAATATTTCCGTTCCTGTTCCTTCTAATGAAGAAGGTGACGGTAAGGGTTTAGTTCTTGAAATAGGTTTTGAATATAAAGACGAAACAAGTTTCAAATCAAAAGACATTAGTATTAATTCAAAAAACATTAAAGACGGTACTTTTCCGTTATCTGTACAAGATTACGTTCTTTGGAAACATTGCTTAGTGTATGGTCGTGTTGCTAAAGATTACAAAGATGCAGGTAAAAGTCCTAAAATTATGTTTTATATGCAAGACGATGAAGTAATCAAAAAAGCTAAATTAATTAAAAGTAAAAACACTACTACTGCAATGGCTAAAGCTGCTGGAATATTAGGAGACACTATTAAGAAAAAATATATAGTTTCTGTAGCTACTCAAATGCTTAATTCTAATGAATTTGATACAATTAAACCATTAGATCAATTAGATGATGATGATTTAGATTTGCTTATATTAGCTGAACTTGCTCCTAAACATCCTCTTATGTTTATAGAAATAACACAAGATAAAGAACTTGAATTTAAGTTTTTGCTTACTATGGCTATAAATAAAGGTATAGTAAAAAGACTTTCTAATGGGAGTACTTTAGTTTATGAATCTAAAACAGGTCAAACGATTTTAGGTAGTGATTTGCAAGAAGCTATTATTACATTAAGAAAAGATGAAAAAGGTGTTTTATTTACTGAAATTAAATCTGAATTAGTTCTTAAATATGGTGTTAAAGAAGTTTCAAATATAAAATTACACACTGCTACTGTTGCAACTAACGAAGCTACGGTAACCACTAAACTTTAAATAAATGACAATACAAGAAGTACATGTAAAAATAGATTTACATCTTCAAGAATTAAATTCAAATGTATATGGAAATGTCCTTCCCGAAGAGAAGGACATTTTTCTTAACGAACAAATTTTAGAATTTTTTAGAGATAACGAAGATGAAGATAGTAATAAACTAAGAGAAAATTTTCAAGCTACTCAAAAACGTTACGACAATGTAAAAGAACTTATAGTTGAAAACACTTTACCTTTATATGTTAGAGATAGTGTTTCTATGTATTGTACTCTTCCAGAAGATTATTTACGTTTAGTGAGTGATGCTACTATTTTAAAATGTAGTACTTATAAAGATGTTAACTTAACAGAAAAAAAGGAATATGTTTATGGTTTTGAATTAAAAGAATTTGTAAATAACGCTGGAAATTATTTTACTGGTTTATTTATATATATATTAGCACAAGGTACTGATTTTGCCTTAAATACTTTTCCTCATTATACTGGTGGATTTAAGTCTTTTAAAGAGGCTTTTATACTATATGATTTAATTTACGAAGAGTTAAATAAAGTTAACAGAAATAAAGATAACACTAAAACAAAATATAAAGTTTATAAAGAATGGTATAACGGTAAATATTATGGAACTAAATTACTTTTTGTTAGTGAAACTCCTATGGCTATTTATTACAGCATTATTGCTGAAGCAAATGTACAAATGGAATTACTAGAAACTATAACAGCTAATCAACCTGATGTAACGACTAATTTAGAAGTTGAAAATAGACTAACTGCAACAGAAGACGTAAGAAATGTTTTAAATTCTAATTTTAGAACTACTGTTCATACAAGTCCTATTAGTGAACTACAACAAGATAGATTAATCGTACATCACGAAAAAAAGTTTATACCAAAAGAACTAAAAATTAAGTACATTAAAAGACCAAATTTTGTTAGCTTATATTTGAATAGAAATACGGACTTAAACAGTAATGTATTAGGAATGATAGCTAAAAGAACTGCTGAAAGAATTGCAGTTGTTAAAGGTAATACTACAAGTAACGCTATTGTTCAACACAATAATACTATAGAATAAAAATTTAAAATAAATAAAAAAAATGATTGGAATGCAATTAATCGGACAAGACAAAGCTTATTTAGCTAAACGTGGCGGTGGGGTTATCGCTAATGTTAATGAAATTAATCAATTAGATGCTGGTGCAGTTGCTATAATTGATGGTCAAAAATTAATAAATACTGTTGCAGCTTTAGCAGATTCTAAATCTGTACAAATAGCTGTAGGTTCTAGTACGCAAGAATTAGGTGCTGTTTTATCTAAAAGAATAGAACGTCAAAGTAGCGATTTTAAAGAAAATTATTCTTTTAAAGCTTATGCTGCTCCTCGATCTGAAGTTTTATATATAGGAGATAACGGAGACAATCTTACTGATATTGTTTTACCTATTAGTTTACTTGTAGGAGAAGAAGTTTCAGCAACTATAAGAGATACTAGTAACAATACTATACCTGAAGGTGTAATTAAAACCGCTAATTATAGTATTAAAAATGGTGACACTAAAGGAACAGTTATAAACGGTTTAGTTGCCGCTATAAACAAATTAAACATGGGAGTAGCTACGGCTATTACACCTACAACAGCTAATGCTGGTATTAAATTTGTCGGAGCTAAAGTAGGAGTTAGGTATAAAATTAATTTAGGTGGTCTTTTAGTAGGTACATCTATGTTTAGTAAATTTAACGAAGCTGGATCTGTTATTACAACAGCAAATGCTCCTGTTGCTCCTTTTATAGGAACCGGAACTTATGAATTAATTAAAGAACAAGCTAATTATCTTTCTACAGTGTTTGGAGATACTAGTAGGAATATGTTAAGAGAAGAGTTGTTTAATTCTAAAGACGCAATTAATGACGCTGTATTTGGTACTAATTATGATACTTTTACTTTTAATTATTCTTTATCTGGTTATTATACAACAACTACTCGTTCAAGTGTTCCGCAATTTTTTCAATTAGTAATACCAACTGGTGTTGCTGTTGTTTCTGTTTTGCAAGGTTTATTTTTAGGAGTTGTTGCTGAATCTCAAGCTAGTGAAACTGGTGAAGCAGAAGAAGCTGAAAACGCTTAATTTAATATAGTTAAATTTTAAAATCAAAGGAACTACTAAGTAATAGTTCCTTTGATTTATATATTATGAATTTATTAGAAGTAGTTTATATAGAAAATAATAGTTATACTTTAACTAATTTAAGTAGTACAAATAGTATTAACGTTGTTATAAACAAACTAGATACAACTACTTATTCTAATTTTAGTTTAAAAGAAACTATAATCCTTAGTAGTAGTCAAAAACTAACTTACACGTTTGAAGAAGATGGTTTATATCAAATTATATATTCTGGTACTTCAGTTAATTATATTATTACTACTTTTGCTGATTCAAACTTTAAACAATGTTTAAATTTAATAACTACGAAAGTAATTTGTGAAGACAACATAAGATGTGATGATATTACTAATTTTAATAGTTTAAGTTTTACTTCTGAATTTTTATATAATTTATTAGGAGATAATATAATTAAAAATACAGTAACAACAACAACAGCACCTAATGTATTTTATACAGCAATAGAACCTGTATTTTATGATATTTCTATTGCTGAAAAATTAATAAAAAAATTAAACCATTATTGTGCTGTTTTAAAAAATGATAATTGTAATTCATGTTAATATTTAAAGATAATAAAGATTATTCTTCTCTATTTTTACTTAATAAAAGTGTTTTAGAACTTACAATTAATGATATATATAAAAGCGAAGAGATAAACGAAACTGCTTGTGTAAATTTAACTAATAAATTTATTTACTATTATGCAGCTTTTATAAAAGCTAAACTTATTAAAGATTACTTAAATGTACCTTTAGATAATGTTTACCATACACCAATTTATGATAGTAGTGATTGGAAAGAAAAATTTAACTATCATAGTTTTAAATCTTGTTTATTTTGCAAAAATATAGATTTTGATAAAATACTAAACCAAATAGAATATGACATTTAATCAACCAAAAACAATAGACGAACTAAAAAGCCAAATAACACAATTAATGTTTGGTTTAACTAGAAATAATAGTAAAAGAAATGAAAACATTCAAAAAAACACAGAAATAGCTCATCTATTATGTTCTTTAGCTGAATTAACACAAACAAGTGGTTATGCTACTTCTAATAATTTTTTAAAGATCAAAAATGATATAGATAATAAAAACTTAAAAATAGGAAAATGGTATTTATTATCTGATTATAGAACAGTACATTTAATACCTTTTACTAGTGTTTTAAATATTAATAATAATGAACAAATAGAAGTAAATAACGAACCTTTACTTCTTCAAGCTATTTCTACAGATTCTTTTGCAAAAGAAGCAATAAGTTTACTTTATCCACAAGATACTATTCATTATACTATTAATAGCGATTGGTGGGGAAATTTAAAAAGCGATCAAAGTAAAGGTGCTATAACATACAGACACATTCCTACGCAACCTAGTAACTCTACTAGAGGATATAGTAATGTAAAATGTAATTATGATTTTGTAAATGTCTTTATGAGAAGATGGGCAAAAGATAATTCAAACCTACATAATGTACCTGATGCTTACGTTTTATGGGATACTTCTGTAACTTGTGGAAGTAATGGTATAGCAAGAACTACTTTTGTAGCTAAAAGTCCAACTGATTTTAAAGATGTAAAAACTTTTAACAACACTTCTAAAGAAGGAACAGTTTGGTCTACTGCTGATATAACTATAGGAGAAACAATTTGGTGGCAAAATGGTTTTAGAGCTAATCCTTTACCCAATATTGTTTTTAATCAGTATGCTAAAGATATTAGAATATTAGCTTGTCAAAATATAACTATTGACGCACCTGTAAACCATTTATATACGGTTAATAGAGCTTTTAATACTATATTTAATAGAAATTCTTCTAATTTTGATATTAGAATAACGGGTACTGATGTAGCAATAAATCAGTGTTTTTTCACTTTTCCACCTTTAATATCTGGTTTTCTTAGTAATACAACACTTGAAACATCTCCTAATAGTTCTAAAAATCTATATACACCCGCATTAGAATTTTCAAATTTAACCCTTTGTAATTTTAAAGTTAATTTAATTGCAGGTAATAATATAGAAGGTTTTGTAAAAGGTTGTAAAACTGTATATGGAGAAATTGCTGGACAACAGTATTTATATTTTATAAATATAGATCAATTAGAACCTAATACTCATAATTATAATGGGGCTGATGCTCCTATAAATTTAAATATACAGTTAGACAAAAAAATAAACTATATAAAAGGAGTATTTTCTTCTTTAGAAACTAACGTAGATTACGCTAATATTAGTAATTCTTATTTACAAACTAATACACCTCATACTGCTTCTATTCCTATTACTTTAAATGGAACTATTAATATAACAAATGCAGGTACCGGAAATACAATTAACAGACTATTAAAACATGGTACAATGAATCATCCTATTTATATAAGACCTACAACTGCTGCAAGCAATTTAATTATTGCACCTAATAATGTTGATTATGGGTTTATAGGTGTTTCTAGAACTATTACTGCTGCAAGTGGTGATGCAGTTAAATTAGAATGGATAAATCAAATGAAAAGATGGAAAATAACTTAAAAGATGGAAAATAACTTAAAAACAATTATGATAGCTAAAGTATTTAAAGAAAATAATCAAATTTTTGAAATATTTAATTCGATAATAGAAAATACAGAATTAAAACTAACTACACTTAGTATTATTGAACGTTTACCTTTTGTAAATTACAAAGATGAAGATTTATTAGATAATAATAAAGTAAAAATAATTTCTGTAGATGATACACTATTAAAAAATAGAAATTATTATTTAATCGAATTTAAACTAAATAAAAATGAAAATGAGCAAACAATATCAGACATTAAAATAGGAGATAAAACTATTAAAGGTACTACAAAAATAGATAAAGATATATATACTGCCTTAGATAGAAATTCTCTTTACTTTGTAAATGAAAAATTAACCATTATTTAATGATAAATTTTTATCAATTATTAAACTTAGATATAAAAAAAACAGAAAATATACCTTTTAAACGTTTGTTTTTTCTCCCTATGAATAAAGAAATACATTTTGACAAAGGTATTATAGGAGAAAAAATCAAACAAACTGATGTTGAAATTTCTTTTAGAATGTTTATGAAAAAAGGCAGTAAATTTACTGCTCATTATCATAAAGATTGTACTGAAACAATATTGATTTATAAAGGAGCATTATTAGCTGTAGAATTAAATCAAAAAATAACCCCAAATTATTATTTAAAATTATCAAAAGGAGCAAAAAATACACACACAATATTAGCATTAGAAGATACTACTTTTTATGTTGAATTTTTAAAAGAATAAAATTTTGATAGAATTTATAAAAGAAAATTTTGACAGAATAATGGTTTTTGTAGGACCGATACTTACTTGGTTTATAATAACAAAACCACATCAAAAAACAGATTTAAAAACTAAAGAAACACTTACACAAATGACCCAAACTGATGTAGTTGCAAAAAATTTAAAAATATATCAAACTTTAATAGATGATATTGATGCTCAACATGAAAAAAGATATAAAGAAATAAAAAAACAACATCAAATAGAAATCATAGAAATTACTAAAAAACATCATAAAGTTTTACAAGAATTACATGACGAGTATAAAAACGAAATAAATAAACTAAGACAACTAATAAATAAAGAATTATGACTAAAGAATTTTTATTTAAAAGAGTACCTGCTTACATAACTTGTTTACCTATACTTATTATAAGTATAGGTCATTTGTATTTTAACAGAGAAGTTAATGATATGATTTTATATGATTTAGCTACATTAGCTGCTACCCTTTTTATATATCCTAGAGTTAGATTAAATGGATATGAACAAAGTCATTTGCTTGTTAAAAATATATTTTCTTATGTTCTTTTAGTAGTTATAATAATACCAGCAAGTTTACTAGATTTCCTAAGTATTAAAGACGTTTCTGAAGGTTTTTTTACTATAATGACAGGAATAACTGCTGCTGTATTTGGTCTTAGTAAGTTAAATATAAGTAGAGATAGTGTTAAATTTGCTATAGGAAGTATTACCGATTTACAAAAAGAATACAAAACTAAAAAAAGTACAAATGATTTAGAAATTTTAAAACTAACAGAAAAAGATAAAAATAGTACAAATTTACCCGATGAATTAATAGATATAAAAAAGTACAATTTAAAAACATTAGCACAAGCGTCTTCTATTTTTGTTGGAGTTAAAGAAATTTCTGGAAATAAACATAACGCTATTATATTACAATTTGGTAAATGGGCAGGAGTTGATTGGTATCTAAAAGACGAAACTCCGTGGTGTGCTGTTTTTGTAAATGCTATGAGATATGTAATAGGTAAAGATACAAATAAATCTGCTTTAGCTAAAAGTTTTTTAGATGAAGGAATTAAAGTTAGTTGGAAAGAAGTACAACAAGACACTACTAATGTAATTTTAGTTTACCATAGAGGTACTTCTATAAATAGTTATAAAGGTCACGTTGATGTTTTAGAAAGTGTAGAAAATGAAACTTTAAATTTAATATCTGCAAATATTTCAAATAGTGTTTTACGAAAATCAATAAATTATAATGATTTAATGAGTAAAACTATAAAAGACGGAACTAGAGAATTTATAGAATTTAGAAGATTATAAAATGAAAACAACGAAAAAAAACGTTTGTATTGTGGGCGGTGGCGGTTCTAAAGGAGCTTTTAATGTCGGTTACGTTTGTACCTTAAAACCCACCTATACTCATTATTTCGCTACTTCTACTGGTGCTTTAATGGTGCCATTAATGGCTTTAGAAAAATGGAAACAATTAGAAAATTTGTATATAAATATTTCTGATAAAGATATGGGATTAGATAAACTTAATAACAGAAGTAGTTTTTATATCTTATTTTTATTTTTAAGAAAAGTAATAACTAAAAAAACAGGTTTAACTAATTATGGAAAAGTTTTAGAAAGCAAACTTCGTGAAAATTATTCGCAAACAGAACACGAATTATTAGTAAAAAAAAATATAGAAATAAGAGTAACTACTACTTGTTTAAGTCATACTAAAGATAAAGTAAGTTATCATAGTAATCTAACTACGGATTATGAAAAATTTATAAAAGCTATAATTGCTTCTGCTTCTGTACCTTTAATAGCTGAATTAGTTCAAGTTAACGATCATGAATGGGATGCTGACGGTGGAATAAGAGAAACAGTACCTACTGAACCTTTAATAAAAGAAAAATTTGACGTTATAGATTTGTATTTAAGTTATCCTAAAGTAAAAAAAATTTTTACAAATAAAACTAAAAACATAGTAATGACTTTAGTTCAAGTGATAAAAGTATTACACGAAGAAGTAACTAAAAATGACCTTGATGTTCTTATACAAAAAAATATTATTCCTAATAAAGTAATAAGACCTTCATATACGTTAACAACTAATGCTTTATCTTTTAATAAAGACAAAATGCAAAAGTGGTTTAATATGGGAAAAGAATTAGCTTTAACAGAAGTTAACTTTAAGAAAATAAAAAATGTTAAATAAAGACTATCGTATTAATATAAAAACAATATTAGTTATTTTTATAATTATAGCTTCAATATTCGGTTTTTTTTATTATATTGAAAACTTAAAGAATAAAAAAATAATTATAAAGTTAGAAGAAACTACAGAACAACTTGATTCTTTTAAAATAGATAAAAAAGTTAAAACCAGTTTAAATAAAATAAAACATCGTAATATAAAAAAAAATACAGAAATATTAAATGAAAAAATTACTAAAACTAACGATGCTTCTGATTCTATCAAACTCGGCAATTTCTCAAAACGTTATAATAAATGATAGTACTACTATTATTAAAAATAATATTGTTGTTTTAATTGAAAAAGACCTACAAAATAAAACAGATAGTATTTTTTATTTATTGGAGTTAAACAAAGAAAGTCTTTCTTATAGGCAGCTTTACGAGGAAGAAAATATTAAAAATTCTGCCTATAAGAAAAATATATTAGTAAAAGAATCTACAATAAATAATTTAACTGTTAAGAATAATAATAAAAATAAAATTATATTTTTTTCTATTCTTTATCAAGCTGCATTAACTATATTGATTTTTAAATAATGTCTAATACTAAAACAATATCACAAATAGTAGAACTTATTGCAGATAGGTTTGGTAAAGCTGATGATTACCCTTTTAAACAATCTATAGCTTTTAGTGTTAAATATTGGAGAGCTATACTTTTACGTAGATACTTAGAAAGAAATCCTTTTGATAAAAACCTATTACAAACAATTTGTGTACCTTTAGAATACGGGAATACTGATTTATGTTGTGAAACTTTAACAGGTTGTAAAGGAATGATTTCTACAATAGACATACCTGAATCTTTACGAATAAGTAGAGATAGTCCTTTGTATTCAGTTAGTAAATTAAATTTTAAAAGTATTGATTATGCTTCTAAATTATCATGGGAAAGTAGAAAACACAGTAAATTTACTGATAAAGATTTAAAGTACGACATAATTAACAAAAAAATATACATTAAAAATGCTACAAATTTAACTCATATTTATATTACTGATATTTGGATAGACCCGGAAACTTTACCTGATTGTAACGATAATGATATAAATCCTAATTGTGATGGTAAAGCTTTTCCTATTCCTGGTGATATGATAATTACTATAATAGAAGGGATGATTTCTTTAGATTTAAAAATTGTTAATAGTGACGATCAAGAAGTTGAAATAAGTAGCGATAAAACAGATAAAAATTAATGATAAAAACAAAAGAAGTATACGATTATTATTTACATAAAGTAGAAAAAAATTATCAAGATAATAAGATTAAACTAGATCAATTATTAAAAAATCAAAAAGAACTTAAAAAAGAAATAAGTAAATTTTCTTATTTTTTAAATAAATATAGTAATCTTAATATTGATAAATTAGACAATCTTACTAGTGATTTTAAATTAGTTTGTTCTATTAATTGTGATATAAGTAATAATTTTAATAGTAAAGAAATAGAAAAACTATTAGATAATCAAATTAACTTAAATATTAAAGTGTCTGAGTTAACAAAAGAAGTCAGTAACTATGAATTAATTCCTTTAAAAAATCAAGCTCAATTTAATTTCATATTAAAAGAATTTAATAAATTAATTATTAATGAAGTTATAGAAAACAATTATAAATATACTTTAGGTAAAATAGGTCAACTTAAAATACGAAAAAGAAAACGTAAAGGAAAAGTAGTAAATTGGGGGCCAAGTAATAAAAATAAAGCCAAAATAATAAAAGAAGGTAAATTACCTTATAAAGAAGTTAGTAAAGATATAGAAGGTAATTCTATAGGTAACGGCGGAGAAGCTTGGTTAGTATACCATGAAAATAATATTCATCCTTATTTTTATTGGGATAGAGAATACATAAATCCAGAATTTAAAAAACATTTAAATGAAGGTATGCTTAAAAATGTTTCTTTTACACCTACTAAAGGTGACGTTGGTATAGTATATAAGTTAAATAAGGCTATACAAGATAGACCTGAATTGTTAAAGATATATAATAAATAAAATGGCAATAACTAATAAAGTCAGTATTCAAAGGTTACTAGTAAATATAGAAGATACTTTTAACTTAAATAATGAGTCTTGGAAAAGTAAAGCTATTGAAACTATAGGTAGAGGTTTAGAAATTATAAAAGTAAGTTCTATGTTTAAAAAAACATCTATAACTAAAAAGTTAATAGGAGGAAAAACATCTTTACCTTGTGATATAAAAACATTAATTCAAATTGAATATGAAGATTGTGAATTAATAATAAATAATAGAAGAAATTTTATAAAAGAATGTGCAAATGATTTACCTTGTCACCATATAGCCACGGGACAATTAAATGGGAATATTTTACATACTAATATAGAACAAGGTGAAGTAGTTATTTATTACTTATCTATAGAAGTTGATGAAGAAGGTTATCCTTTAATTCCAGACGATCCTATGGTATTTGAAGCTTTAGAATGGTATGTAATATATAAGTTTTTACTTGCTGGTAATAAACATCATACAATTAAAGATCATAGAGAAGCTCGTGCTATGTGGGAAGAGTATTATCCACAAGCTAGAAATAGTGTCAAGCAACCTAGTGTTTTACAAATGACTAAATTTATGAATGTGTGGTTAAGTCAAAGTAATGATTTTAGACAATTAGGAACTTATAATTAATGGAAAATTTATTTGGAATATGGAAAGACGGTAGACCTGTTAATGCTGTTGAAACTTATAAAGTTTGGGAACATGCTAAAAATATATTAATTAACGACAATTTTAAATCTATTGCTAATGAAAAAGGCTTTAAAATTGATACTACTTTTAGTAAAGAAATAATAGGTATTATACCTACTAATAAAGGACATGTAGTATTTTCTACTAATAATAATACGAGTGATATTCATTTTGTACAAAATAAAATTAAAACTAATGTAGTTATAGATTCAGTTTGTTTAGGTTTTAGATTAGATAAACCTATTGAAGGTATTTTTAAATTTAATGATTGTGGAGATTTAATAGTTGTATTTACAGATTATCATAATTCTATTAAAATTATAAATATTACAAAACTAATAGAAGATCCTCCTAGTTCTTTTATTTGTAAAAATTATAAATTATTTCAAGATGTAGAAAGAGTAAACGTTTCTGAAACTGTTAAAGATGGAGGTAATTTAACTTCTGGTGCTTATAGTCTGTTTTATAGTTTTATAAATGAAGACGGAAGAGAGACAAAAAACTCTTATGTATATGATCCTATATTTATTACTAATAGTAATATCTCTGATGGACATGAAAGTTATGACGGTGTAGAAAGTAATACAAAAACTAATAAATCTATTTCTTATATTATAAACCCTATAAATAACGTAAATAATTATGTTAAAATAAAGTTAGGTGTTATTGTAAGTATAAATAATATTAAAAGAGCTTATCATATTGTTACTTTAGATGTAATGCCTATAGTAAGTTACAATTTTACTGGTAATGAAAATTTAAAAGAAGTAGATTTAACTAATGTATTAGTAAATAACATTAGTTATGAAACTGCAAAAACAATTACAGAAATTAATGATGAGGTATATTTAGGTAATTTAAAAAGTAATACTTATGGTGATTTTCAAAAATATGTAAATAATTTTAAAGTACAATGGTATTCTAAAATAATAAATCCTAATGAATTTAAAAACAGCAGTAAAGTTAACATAGGTAATCATATAGAAAAATCATTTATGCCTAGAGAAGTTTACGCAATGTACTTTTTCTTTAATGATAAAAAAGGTAATACTAGTCCTTTTTATCATATTCCTGGACCTAGTCTTACCGCAAATGATAGATTACAAAGTAGTATCTTACTTACAGGCTTTCCTAGTAATCCTCTAAAATACGAAATAGAAGATACTTGTAAGCTTACTTTTGCTAGTACTACTAATTTAAATACTGAATCTATCGCTTTTGGAGATATGGGTAAATGGGAAAACAAAACAGAAAATTATGAAGACGTTGCTTGTAGTGAAATTTGGAACTCTACAGGTAAAATAGGTGAATTAAATAACACTAAAGTAAGACATCATCGTTTTCCTAGTTTAAATTATCTTTCTAAAAATATGAATAGTCCTGGAAAAACAGGTAACAGTATAGGACTTCAAGAAGATGTTATTTTAGGTGTCTTATTATCTAATTTACATTTTCCTACAGAAATTAGAGATAATATGGCTAGTTGGGGTATTGCTTTTGCTAAAAGAGATATTGATAATATGACTGTTTATGGTCAAGATATGTTACTGTATAGTTCTCTTACAAAAATAAGCACATTCGCAAGTCCAGAAAGATTAAACAATTACGCTGAATATACAAGTGCAGGTATAAATAGTAATTTTAATGACGGTCTTGATGGTGATTCTGAGTTAAATAATACTTATATTAGAGGACATAACGCAGATTTATTAAAAGATTTGCCAAATATAAATCCAGATTATATAGCTAATGAATTAGATATAAAAGCAGATTATAGTGATAATGATTATTACATTTATGATTACACAAAACTACAACATGAAAGATACACTAGAAATGTAGTTATAGATCATACTAAAAAACTAGGATTTCCTTTTATTGGAACAGTTAATGCTGTTGATAGTAATAGATTAATAAGAAATATTGAAGATTTTTCTTATTTTCCTAATCATGTTTTTATAAATTCAACGAATTACACTAATTTGTATAAAGAAAGTTTTATACATATAAAACCTGTTAAACCTGTATTAAATGATAATTTACTAAATATAGATTTAGACGATAACTTAATTACTATATTAGACACTAAAAATGGCGACCTTGATGCAGGAGAAACTAAACAATTAAAAGAACATCATACAACTAAATATAGTATTTGTAAACTACTAAATAACGTTTACGTAGGTTATAACAATCAAAAAGATGTAATAATTTTAGACGATTTACAAGCCCCTAGTCCTGTTGTTAGTGGTCCTATTTTTGGAGGAGATACTTTTGTATCTATGAACACAATAACTACTCATATAAATAGAGGAGAACTACAACAAGCTAATAATACTGCTTATGCTGAAATGTTTTTAAATGACGGTTCACTAACTATTAACCTTAGACGTTTAAACTTTTTTTGTTTTTTTATTAACAGTTTTCATACTATTAATAATTGGGGATTAAGACATCAAGAATTAGATAACGACTTAACGCAGTATTATCCTAAAGACAGTAGATTGTTTGACTTAAACGCAAGTGCTATTTATAGTCAAGATATAAATGATAGTACTAAAAATTGGATAACCGCTTATAATGAAGATTACAGTACTGTAAATATATTTAATCAAGGTATTATTTTTAATTGTGAAAATGATAATTGTAATACTGTTTTTAATTTTCGTATTCATTTAGGTAATGATGTAGAAAATAATACTTTTTTAGCTAATAATTTCTATGATATGTTAGATACAAATCACGGAGAAATATGGAAAATATTAGAATATAATAATAGTCTTATTATACATCAAAAATATGCACTCTATATTGCTAGAATTAAAGATAAATTAGAAACAAATTTAGATATAATTTATGTAGGTAGAGGAGATATTTTAGATAGAGAACCCGATGAAGTTTTACCTGAACAACAAGGATATGGCGGTAATCAAAGCCAATGGGCTAGTGTTTTATGTAAATTAGGTTATTGTTTTATAGATAGAAATTTAGGTAAAATATTTATATTTAACGGTAAACTCGCTGAAATAAGTACTAAAGGTTTACATAATTGGTTAAGAGACAATCTTCAATACTCTAATTTAGAAATAGATAATCCTTTTAAATATGACGGATTATCTATGGTTTTTGATGAAACTTACGATAGGTTAATAATATCGCAAAAACAAATAAATCCTTTATTTGAATATAAAATAATAAAAGATGACTTTACAAATGAAGATATAAATGTAAATGAGTATGTTAAATGGAAAGGTAAATATTATAGAATGGTTCTTAAATCTGTTGTACCAGATATTAATCCTCAATTAAATACTCCTTATTATTTTAATTTAGACGGTAACGAAATTTGTGGAAAACCTATAGATGAAACCGATATTACTTTATTTACTGAAGTTTCTTTTACTTTATCTTATTCTCCTACTTTACGTAAAGGTGGAGGAGGTTGGGTTTGTTATCATGATTATTATCCTAATTATATGTTTAATAGTCGTAATGAACAGTTTGCTGTTTTGAATCAAAATAACGAAGGTAAAATTTATAAGATGAATGTTGGTGAAGTTGGTGTATATTTTGATCAATCTGTTATATTTAAAACTTATGTAGATTTAATATATAATATACAAAAGAAATACGAAAAATATCTTTTATCTGTTAAATGGGATGTTGATATTATTGATAGTACTCAAAAAGTATTAGAAGATAAAACATTAA